GTAGCATTTTTCCGACTTGCGTGCCTCGCAAAAACACTCAAAAAGCATAACGCACTCTGGAGTTGGTGACGGGGCTCGAACCCGCAAGGCCATTCGGCTCCGGGTTGAAAGCCCGGTGACTTTACCAATTTGTCTACACCAACATGTTCTTGCCAGTGAACCCGGAGCGTCCCCCACTGGCAGAGGACTGAACAGGTGGTCTTTAGGCACCTTGCTCCTTACTCGCGGCTAGACGAGCATTAAATGCTTTTGAACCGCTCCTCCTCTGTTGCAAAGTCGAGTTCACTTACATACTCGGCTTTCGTTCTCCAGGAATGTCCGCACTTCATGCACCTGATGAGACTGTAGTCGCTACTCGTCTTGTGGTATCCATTGAACGCGGAATGATTACAACGATAATGAACAATTTTCCAATTATGTATCTTGTCTTTACGTGTTCCTTCGCATTTACATGAGACACCTCCTGACATTGTTTCAACCCTCGCTTGATTAACTTCAAAATAAAGTTAGCATGCAGCCGGATACAATGCAACCGGATTCATGAACTTTTTTTCAAATTAATTGCGGTATTAATGATGCCGGTGGTTGAGCGCCCTTCAAGGAACTTAATGATCTCAATTCGCCCCCCGTTATCCATCACGCATTCTGAACCTGAGATGACCTTATCTGCGTAGTCCTCTCCTTTCACCAGGATGTCAGGCATGATCTCGCAGATAACAGCGTTAGGGTCGTCTCCTACAAACGTCACAACGTAGTCTACAAACTCTATCGCATCCAGCACAGCCAACCTGTCTATGAGCCTGACCACGGGGCGAGAGCTTCCCTTCAGGCGCGTCACCGAGGCGTCACTATTGATTGCCACCACCAGAACGTCCCCGAGCTTCTTGGCCTCTCTCAGGAGGTGTACGTGGCCAGCGTGAATGATATCGAAGCAACCATTGGTCATGACGATGGTCTTTTTTTGTCGGCGCTCGATGTTGTCGATAATGATGTGCGCGGTACTGTGTTCGATAATCATGTCACTGCCACCCGAAGAAGTATTTGATTGCCATAATTAAGATGATGAAAGGAAAGCCAATCACAATGGCGATAAGCATTTTTACCAAGTTACTACCCAGTATATTTTTTGTTCGCTGCCTCATTTTCGCCTCCTGATGTGGTTCACCAGCTCGATGACCTGATCCTCAGTCTCGATGATGGTGTACTGGCCAAGCCAGCCCTGCATGAATTTAGCTTCGCTATCGGTCAGCTTGCGTGCCGATGGCGGCTTATCCCCATCTTTGACTTCTATCAGCAAATTCACTCCTGAGCAACCAATTACAAGATCAGGGAAACCTTCACCGAGGCGAGAGGTGTCAGCGACACTACACCCCATGGCGAGGAAAGCATCCCGGATGCCCTTCTGATTGGCGTCAACCCGCGCCTTGCGCCTCATAGCAGTCTCTTCTGCCCGGCCTGCTCCAGCTTCGCCTGCTTGTCCCTGAGGCGATCCTTGGTGTTTTTCCTGGGTTGCTTGTTGTTCTCCATCTTATCAGCTATCCCAAGCTCCTCAGCGACCTCCTGAGCAGTCCAAACGCGATGTATTTGATATTGGGATAGGTCGGCCCCACAGTCCTCACAATACTGGACCAGGGGGCCTGTGCGTGCGATGGTACAGGACGGTCCACTATTCTGCAGTCGCCTTATCCTGGCGGCTGTCATGTAGTGTCCATCCTTATATCGTTTGTGGTTGCATCTCGCCATTGTCAATACCATCGATCATGTTGTAATACTCCTCAGCAATACGCTCCCCAGCGGCTTGTGAGAATGGACCGTTGTAGTCTTCATCAACAATCCTGTACTGATACCCGGAGTCATCCAGGAATTTCTCAAAACTTTCTAACGCTTCAATCTCGTCAACTACCACGAGAGCCAGAACATCACCACCAATCAGATAGGTGATCTCCTCCATCTTGCACCTCCAGAGACAAAAAAGCCCCGACTACTGTCGAGGCTCTTACCTGCAATTGACTACACCGCAGGCGGGGTGCTGAGGCCCCGTGGTATGGCGAGGGTAGGGGAGGCCACGGGGAGTCAGTGATAATTATATCACCTCAATCCGGGCTCCGTTAAACAATTCCTCCTCACCTGCGATGTTTTCGTGTGTTAAGAGGCCTCTGCTTTTGAGTTCTCTGACAAGCTCACGGTGGTGCTCGCGGTCAAGTTGGATGACCCGTAAGGGCTCCCCGTGACGCTCTCGATACAACTCCATAGCTTTTATCAGTTCAGTAACCACTATACACCTCCTCGGGAAAACCCGCGAGGTGTGCGGTCACCACGCAGGCTTGATATCCGTGATATTCGGTATCCAGATTCTCTTCTTGTCAAACTCGGCAAGTCGTCCATCGACTCCTCTCAGCATCCCGGTATGGGACTTGATTTCCGTATTGTCTCTGTAGGTAACCGCTACAGATTTTCCTACCAGTGATTCAACTCGTTGCCTGTTTGTTCCAGATGCCATGTCACTTTCCCTTCTCGTCAGTTTTCTTCTGGCCTTTCAACCGCAGGTATTCCTCGGTTATCAAAGTCTCTACCATTATAGTCCGATTGAGGAACTTTCTTTTCTTCATCACGGACTTCATGAACTTTGATACGGTGGGATTCACGAGTGCTTCGACACGGGTATACCCGGCCTTCAGTCTCGCGTTCCTGCTCTTACTCGCCCTCTCCGTGTCAGGATTTGGTGTCTTCTCTTCAATCACTTGTCCGGTCCTCCGACCTATAATGTAGCAGGGTACATCTCCGGTTTCAAGAAGCCCTTTTGAAATCGTCGAGGAGGTTGCACACCTCTGTATCAAGAGTATTCCATTCATCATCAGTGAGATTCATCTCACGCAGTTGGTCAGCAGCCATCTCCTTTAGCTTAGTGAATGGGAATATACCGAGCTGTGTTGCCCTGATTAGCATGATGAATTTCCTTACATCTCTGTCACACTTATCAGAGAACAGGACGTAGATGGAAGACCCGTAAATTTCATACGTGTCGAGCATCATGACCGGGCTTAATGCCCCGAATGCAGCCTGCGGATCAATCTCCTCGTTATGCTTTATAAGCTCAGTCAAGGCCATGATAGCCCCAGGGTTGCCGTCTGCCATTTTTACTACTGCGTCAAGCATGGTGTCATTTAGCTCTATTCTACTCATAAATATACCCTCGTTACGATATGATGTTTCTGTCTAATAAATTTCTCCATGTGCGCTTCATGCCGCGATGGAAAAAGTAAAGTATTTCATCCTCGCTCATCCCTGACTTGTGAGTCCTTCCATCCAATTCGTCATGGCAGGCCTGACACCCAAACGCAACAAAACAATCATCGGCTTTCTGGCTACCGCCCTTACCGTCCTCACCAAGATTGGAATGGCACGCCACCGTGTCATCTCCTCCCCCAGTGCAAACCCCTGGTAGGCGCAATAGGCATGCCTGACCCATGGCTGCTTTAAGTATCTTGTTGTTGCGATATGGCTTTCGTTTCAGGGCCATCTTTCTTCCTTTTGTGATACCCAAGAGCTAAGTAATAAAGCTCTTCTGGTTGCGGGAGGATGATACCAAAACCAGCAGCCCATATATCTATTGCATTGAGATAATCGCAGAAATCCTTTACACCCATATCAGTTGTGGACGGTAAGGTAGAGATCACTCTCCCCATCACCTCCTTAACCACCGGCTCAAGAAGCATGTCCCTCATAACATCGTGCATCTCATCTTTGGTGTAACCGATGTCATTAGCAATAATAGTCAACCACATCCAATAGAGATCATTCTGAGCTAAACTGCGTTTTGATTGCACCTTTTTAATTTCCATTTTATAGGTGCCGTCAAACGGGATAAGTTTCATGTACTCCCGTATGACATCATTGTTTCTTCCGTTTAGGATGAAGGTCTTCATTATTTTATTGTCAGTATCTTAGCTGCTGGGAATAATACAGACATTCTGTCTCGGTGCTCCTGCTTTCTCAGGAGTTCACGAGCCCTGGGCTCCTGTGCTGCCCTTATCCTTTCTAGTAGCTCTGGAACCTTTTCTGGAGTAACAATTATTTCCTGCGGACCACGCTCTTCTTCCGGTGTGTATTCTCTGAATTCCGTTTCCTGCGTATTGATAGCTACACCCACATCTGCCTGGAGAAGGTCTACTGGTGCAATACGCATCGTTCTGAAGAATGCGTGTTCCTTCTCTATGAGGATGTCTTCTCTAAAATACAGAACCTCTGCTCCCCTGGCCATTTCAAAATGTGACCTGTTTACCACAAATCCACCCACCATCCCTGATAACGGGTTACGCAACATTACTTGAATCGTTCTACCATAATCTACTGCGAGACTCACATCGAACTTCCATCCTGCTCGTGATAGTGAGTACACGTCTGATGTCCACACCCCGGCAAATACCTTGACGCCGGGGTGCAGGATAGCCTTGGTAAAGTCCATGGCTACTAATTAAAGGCCAACGCCTTCTTTGAATTCGTGCTCCAGTTCAGCAATCTCTCGGTCGAGATTGTTGACGACAATCTGGGCACTTTCACGCTGGCGCAACAACTCTTTGTATCTTGCAACCATTTTCTTTTCGCGCTCTTCTTGAAGCTCTGCTTTAGCTTTCTCAAGAGCATTGGATTGTTTCACTTCAGATACCATTTCACTTCACCTCATTCATGTTGATAAAACGAATACGCCATGGGAACCATGACTTCTTTTTACGCAGCTTTTCTTTGGCTTCCTCCACAGCCTTTTCAAATCTTTCGATAGATAATTCCCACTTAGCCTGTTCTACCACATCACTTTCATCTGGTTCAGACTGGACATGTGGTACTGGCACGTTGATTGAGATCGTGTCACCAAGAAGAACCTTGGCATCGAAACCACCGCAGCTATTCTCAGTAAAACCAATTGGCGGATTGAGGATTTGCCCATCACAGCATACCCTGAATTCGTTGTAATCAGTTCTCTTTATTAATACTCTCATGGTTCCTGCCATTTTCGTCACCTCGCATGAAGTGTAGTTGAACCCTGATTCAAATGCAACCGGATTCTACATTGCCCCTATGTGTCTCCAGAATAGTCTGCATAATTCACTATATCTTTCCTGGTTTATAGACTCGGTGGTTTTCTTTAATCCTGGCTCCAGTAATCCCTTTGACCAGGAGTAGTTGTTTACCTTTACGCATACACTGAATGCTGTAGCATGACCAAAGTCCCTTGACTCCACATCGAATTCGATATTCTTTGGTTCTGGGATTTTTGCCTGCGTCATTACAGTGCTCCTCGATAACGCCAAAACATTTTAAGCAAGGTTGTTTCTGCAAACCTTCTCACTTCCGGTGTCTGCTCTGATATACCATGAATCAGAATATTCTGTCTCCACATAACTTTCTTGCGACCCTTTTTAAGAGTCTTGAGAGTAAGCTCAAATGTCATTGAGTTGCCCATGATATAAACCATGATATGAATATTTGTATTAGTTGGAATAGGTATATTTGCACAGCTCATCATTCCAGTCTCCAGGTTCTTTCGGTATATGTACCTCAACCTCATAACCAAGCATTACCAAACGCTTAGCCAACTTATAGGCTGCCGCCTGACCGGCAAAGTTAGTATCGTTGTCACCAAATACCATGACCCTCTTTACCCCTGCAGGAGGCATAAAGCTCTCCATGCCATTAGAGTTGATCGTTGCCCATGTAGGGACATCAAACATCACCCTTGCTGCTATGGCTGTCTCGATTCCCTCAGCAACCCCCATGATCTCCCTGGTAACAGGATACAGGTGAATACAATACCCGTTCTCACCAAGTTCTGACATAGCCTTCTTCTGGCTATTCACGGATGCCTTATGACCATCCTTCGTAAGATAGGTAACGTGATATGTCACACCGTTCCTGTCATTGTCCCTGACCAGGGCAATCATGGCCGGGTAGGTTCCATAGCGCACACGGTCCTCATAATATGCTAGACCTGGGTGCAGCTTCAGTGTCCGTGGTAATTTGCTGAGACCACGGTTAATCAGGTACAGATACACAGGGTCTCCAGGAGAGACACGCATAAGACCTTTACTGATTCTCCTCAGTCTAGCGAATGGCTTAGGCTTGTATTGCTCGTCATCATTTCCTGCCCTACCTATCACAGATTCAACTAGCTTTGCTGCTTCCTTGAATTCGATCCCGTTTATCCCTCTGAGTAGATCAAATCCATCTCCAGGACCACACACATTGCAGTAGTAGTCACCATCTCCTCTCTTGTTATCGAATCTAAAACGATCCTTTCCTCCACATAGAGGACATGGCTGATGCCTGCCATTAAGTATCTTAGCGTCTACTCCTAAATCCCTGAAGATGGATCGCCACTTACCATGGGCTTTTAGCTTTAATTCCTCGGCCATCTCGCCTCCATATTGAATTAATAATTTTGTTCGGGTTGTACTTCATCAGTTTGTATCTGGTGAAACTGGTGCCTGTATCACGCTCTCTGAATACTAGGTGCTTACCCTCCAGTGACCTCATGATGAATGAGACGGCATGAGCTGTCTCAAATCTGGTTGGCATGCTTTTTTGAATATCTCTTGCCAGCACACCTTGAGGTTTATCATCCATATACTCAAGTATCGCTTCATGGTTGTTCATGTCTCTTTTTCTCCTGCTGTTTAATGTACTTAATACGCAGGTACTTCATGTAATTATTGAACTCCACTGAAGGCGGTATTGGTGACCTCTTCATATCCCTCGGCCATACGCCAAACTTTTCCTTGTATTTATGTGAGACCCACCCATCCTGGTAACTTTTCGATTTGGCATAATGTAAAAACATGGAGTACCACAGCTGCTTCTCCTCTTTGCTTGGTTCCTTGTCCTTCTTTTTTAGTTTCGGCTTATAAAGAGTTAATTCACCCTTAGCCACCTTGATGTCCCTACCAATCTTAGCCAGAGGTTCACCGCAGGTAGGACACCTTGGTTCAGACTCAAACATGGTTCCACAATTACTGCAGATGTACTCTGTTTCTTTTTTCTCTCTTTCCTTTCTTTCTTCATTACTGGCATCCCTGTCGTAAATAACCTCGAACTCATCCAGCGACCACTCGTGATCCATCTCCACCGGACCCATACGAAGAACATTTCCAGAGTGGTCAATGACGAGGCAGTTACCACCATCTTTCTTTGGTCTCAACCCCCTACCTATACTTTGCAAATGGAATACGATTGACCTTGATGGTCTGGCATTAATAACACAGCTAAGCTCTGGCATGTCTACACCCTCTGTGTAGATCGCGTAATTACATATTACCTGTATCTCACCCTTCTCGAATCTGTCATGGATTTCATCCCTTTCAGCCGTATTGGTGTTAGCGTCAATATGCTCTGCGGCAATACCCTTCATTCTGAATCTGTCGCGCAAATGAATCGAGTGCCTAACACCCGCAGCAAACAATACCGCCTGTCTACCTTTAGCAAACTTGATGTAATGATCAACAATATTTCCTACAAGGTGTTTGTTATCCATAACTTCCTGCAGTTGTTCTTCGACAAACTCACCATCATTGATATCAACTTCAGAAAGGTCTGGAATATTTGGAACCATGTATTCAACTTGACATAAGAAACCAAGCTCTTGAAGCTCAGAAATAGATGAGATGACAATCATTTTCTCGAATTGATTACCAAGCCCTCTGCCATTTTTTCTTACTGGGGTTGCTGTTACACCAATGAGTATCGAGTCATCATAATCATCAAGTATCTGGTTGTATGTTTTTGACCCGGTACGATGAGCCTCGTCAACCACAACAACTTTAGCCGGAGGCATATCGATACGCTCATGTCGTTTTGCCCTAGTCCATAGCGTGAGTGTGCTGGCAAGCTGAACCTGTTTCATTTTATTCATCGGTTCACCGGCCATAATAATGCCATGCTGTACCCCCTCTTTATCCATGTGATCCGATGCCTGATAAACAAGCTCTCGCTTATGTACCAGGAAGAGTACAGGGTTACCTTTTTGATTTGCTGACTGGATTAGTTTGGAGAAGATGACTGACTTACCGCCACCAGTTGGAAGTACGAGTAATATGCGCCTGAAGCCGTCCCTGACTGCCTGCCTCAGCTCATCAAGACCCCTCTGCTGGTATCCCCTTAAAATTCTCTCTACAGCTTGGGTAATGAACCTCTTACCTTTTGCCATTGGGTTGCATTCATCGCACTCCCAATCATCCCAGTATTTTTCCATCGAACGGTATTCCTGAGAGCTAATGTCCCAGCTCTCACAAACACCGCAGCTACTACATACCGGGGTGAATCCACCATAGAGTGTTCTACTTTGGATAACTGCCATATTTTTTTCCCCGAATAATTCGAGTTTTAATTCTTCGCTGATGTGTCTCCACGCAATCCTGCCACAAGCCGTGCATTGCTCGTACTCACCAGCTATTTCACCGTATCTAATAACTGGCTTATTTGCAGTAGAGCCACCACAGCTACACTGCATTACTCGGAGCCTTCAATATCAACATACTGAGGCACGTCATAGCATCCCTTGCGGTAGTGCTCTACCTCCTCCCCACGATACCTCAGTATTTCTCCACACCGACACAGGATATCAGTTGTCGGATTGATTACTGGATTGACGGGCGGTCTAAACATTCCGACATAGCGGTGCTTGGTTGGATCAATAACCTCTGGTTGAACGTAGTTGCCATTCAACAAAACGGCACGCTGGTATTTCTCGTATGCGTCCCAGTCCTCTTTGGTCATCTTGCTCTGCTCTCCACAATCCAGGCATCTTCCATGCTCGTCGGTTTCTGATATACAGGTACACATAAGTTATTCTTCATCATCAAATTGTGACATGTCTTGACCACGGTATATGGTCATAGCTCGTAAATCCCTGCCTCGAATAAATCCATTCTTTTCCAAAACTATTCCCTTGCCAGTTCTCTCAACAAATTTGTCCAAAATCTTTTTGCCATTCTTGAGAGTAACTATGACTCGCTTTCCTTTCCTTGCGCTGGTATGTGGAGTTGACCCCATGACGATCACCTACTGGGTTATATTTTACTACATCATAGCATCCGGTTTCGCATAGTGCCAGCCCGACCAGGATTTCGATGGCCAGCTTATTTATTTAGAACATTATGTTCTAGGTATAGGTGATAAGAACTCCGTACTAAAAGATAACTATGGTTTTAGTGATAGCAATCTTCCCTTGGTCGGGAAGAAAAGTTCCAGACGAGCCCCTGCCCAAACACGGGCATAACCTCGTCATGGATAGCTGCTTACCGAAGCCTCGATCCTGTGCTTCGTCCTCCCGAGCCAGCCATCATGGTCAACGACCATACTTCGCGCTCTCCCCCTCGGGTTGCCTGTAGGGGACTATCACGACACACTGGCCCAGTGGTGACACACTGCGGACCGACAGACCAGGAGCCGACAAAGCCGGAGTTGCAATGCTGATGAGGTAAGGTAAAATACTTTGCAAGGCTGATTAGCCACTGATGAAGTACCTGCTCTACTCTCATCGGCACGGTGTTGGAAGCACCGGCTAACGTAAAGCCAAGAATAGCCCTGATTGAATGCAACGTCAATCGGGGCTTTTTTTTGTATATAAGTTACTGATTTATAAGGAGTTAAAAAATAGCATGAAAAATACTTGCATCCGGTTTCAGGGTGGTCTAAGCTATCACCATCCCGTTGAGGAACGGGCTTCAACCAAGAGGGCAGTATCATGATTAAAGGCAAAACTCTTTCCCAACTCGCAGCGGAACTTGAGCGTCAGTCCGAAGCAAAGCAGGACTTTCTGGTCGATACCCGCGAGCTGCAGGTAAGTCATCATGCCGATCAAGAATTCGAGCTGGTTATTCCGCAACAACCGGCCCACGGCATTACCAGTCATGCTCACGGACAAATCGCAGCGTTCACTGAGATTCCTAAACGCTATTATGATCGCATGCGTGCAGAATCTCCGCACCTGTTAATCAACAACATTCATCATTGGCTACACGATGAAAACAAAGCAGCACGCAGAATGGTTCGTACACTGGATGGTAATGCTCGCGCATTTCTTTCTGACCGCTATCGTCGTATCGATAATGATCAGATTTTCCAGGCTGCCGGAGAAGCATTAATTGAATCCGGTGCTGAAGTTGAAGTAGTGTCCACAGATGTTACTGATCGCAAGTTATATCTGCAGGCACGTTTCCCGAAAATGGAAGGCGAGGTAAAAGTGGGAGACCCCGTGCAAGGTGGTCTGATTATTACTAACTCTGAAATTGGTTCTGGCGCACTTGAAGTACGACCAATGATTTATCGATTGGTATGTACTAACGGCATGGTTACCGGATCAACTCTCGATGAAGGTCGCCTACGCAAGAACCACCTGGGTCGTCGTGTTGAGGCTGGTGAAGATTACAGCGTCTATTCTGAAGAGACGCTACGTGCTGATGACCATGCTTTAATGCTGAAGATTCGCGACAGTATTCTTGCCCTGTCTAACCCGGAATTGTTTATGCAATTAATGGAACAGATGAAGGCGTCAGCCGAAACCAGTGCAGCAGCAAATCCGATCAAGGCAGTAGAGGAGCTTGGCAAGGCATTCACTATCCGCGAGGAGGAGCGTAACAAGTTAATTGAAAACCTCATCCGTGATGGTGATTACAGCAAGTGGGGAATGGTGAATGCGGTAACGGCACTTGCCAACAACCACGAGTCATACGACCGAGCCATCGAACTAGAAGAAATGGGTGGTCGTATCCTCAACCTTAACAAGTCGGCATGGAGCCAAATCGCAGAAGCCGCATAACCCCACCGGGCATGGATGCCCATAACCTCCATTTAAAGGACAGAAAAATGCAACAGCCTCTCATAGTAACAATGGCAAATGTCGAACAGCTTCGTGCAGCTTGCGCCAGGGCTCAAGTTAATGGAGATGTAGAAGTTAAATTCGAGGGAAGAGAAATAGATATTGAATATGCACTTGAAGCACTGCAGAAAGCAGACGCAGCATTCAAGAATGCAATATTTCTACCTATTGCGGTTCCTCGTAAGAGTGTCGGTGAGCTTATTGAGGCACTATCATACGCCACTGGATATAATAATCGTAGAAAAAAAGGTGAACCTTTATATCAACAAGATCATGCCATTGCTGAAGCTCTTATTATCTCGATGGAAAAGATTTGTCTTGATCTATTAACATCATCCCCTGAAGCGATAAAAATGCTCGCACTGGCATCTTATGATGATAGCCATAAATGTGATCAGTGCAGAAAGTCAGGTAATTGCATTATCGAATATGACGTAAGAAAGATCAGAGAGGGCTCAGCAAATGGCAGCGTCAAAACGAAGCAGTAGCAAGACCGTCCAAACAATTCCTGGAGACTGGAATGTTCTGCAGAGAATTAATGGTGTAATGGGTGAAATAAATTACATCAAAAAGAACAGGACTGTCGGTAAGGGTAATATGTCATACAAGGCAACCAGCCATGATGACGTGACTAAGGCTACCCACCCTCTCATGAAAAAGTATGGGTTGGTTGTTATCCCAATGCTCGTATCAGATGAGGTTGTGGATACCGGAACAATAACAAGTAGCGGGACACCCATCATCAGATACGAAGCTATCTATGATATTTTTTTCATTAACAAAGACGATCCCAATGATAAGGTCTTTGCAAGGGTTAGGGCGCATGCCAATGATCAGGGTGACAAAGCCCCTGGTAAAGCCCTCTCATACGCTGTCAAAAATGCCCTGCTGAAAGTATTGATGCTGGAGACGGGTGAGGATGACGAGGAGCGTATTGATGCCAGCCCTGGTCCCCTGACCAAGAGTGAAGTGGAACAGCTTCAAATCCTCACTGAGGAGCTTGGGTTCCCGGTCGATGAGACGCTGCAGTCACTCGCAAATCGTGTCTATGCTGTTGACACCATTGAGGACGTTCCATCTAACTCCTTCAAGGATGCCCAGAGGCGTCTGAGGAAAAAGGCTGCAGATGCTAAGCGTGCAGACAAGAAACCACCACAGGAAAAGCCGCAGGATGAGAAAAAACCTCGTCGTTCTCGCAGCAATAAGCAGCAAGAACAGCAGCAAGAGCCAGAAGACCCGTTTGGTGGTTGATTATGCACATATTTCATAAATGGGGTAAGTGGGAGATTTATGTAATATGTCACCCACAGCACCACATTACAGATAATTATGTAATACCACCAACAACGGAGGTGAGGAAGCGGCGATACTGTGATAAATGTAATGACATACAAGATAGATATGTAAGAACCATAGTGTGGAGTGACGAAGAGGGTAAGTCATGAGTGATAAAGAAATTGCAATTAAGGCAAAAATCACACCCGGTAAAATCGACCTCAATCTTGCTGCAGTAAAGAAAGAAGTCGAGGCCCAGGTAGCCAAATACAATATTGTGGTTACCGAGGATTCTGTGAAAGGAGCCAAGACCGTTGCTACCAAACTTAACAAGGTAGCAGAGAGCATCGACACCAAGCGCAAAGAGATTATTCAGGAAGCCTCGAAGTACATCAACGAGGCTGATGTCTCAATGAAAGAGATTGTCACTATCTGTAAGGAAGGTAGGCAGAAGATTGTTGATCAGGTGAAGGTGTTCGAGGATAAAGAAAGGGATCGCATCAAGGATATTTTGCAGGAATGTCTCGATGACCTGTACGACGACTACAAGGTTAATGATGAATTTCGTTTAACCAAAGTTGACGGCTTCGTAAAACTTACCGCCATTACCGGCACTTCTGCCGTGGTGGCTTCTACTCTTCGCGAGATGACCAATGAGGTTCGTTCCAATCGAGCTTTGCAGGATCGTACCGATATGCGCCTGTCGCAGTTAGAGAGTCAATGCTTCCGTGCCGGTCTGGATTCTCCATTAACAAAGGCTCACGTTGGCGGTGTCCTGCTCTCTGATGATGAGGTGTATAACGCAGAAGTACAGCGTCTCATCGAAGCAGAAATTGATCGCAAGGCTGAGGCTGAGGTTATCAAGGAAGAACAGGCCAAGGCTACCACCACGTCGAAGAAGAAATTCAAGGCCCCGGCAAAAGCCAAGGCTGGTAGAAAGAGCTGGTATGTGGCTGCCACATTCAATATCGAAACATCAGACAGCATGACGGCAGATGAAATTGAGGAAAATCTGCGTAGCAAATTGATAGCTGCTGGAGTGAAAGTAAAAGTCGATATTGTTGTAGAGGAGGTGTGACGTGAGGCGAGACAAGTTCTATAAAGACACTCGCACGGATGGCCACCCTATCACTATGGATGGTGAGGCAATGACCAAAAAGGAACTCATATCACTCTTGAATGATATGCAGAAGTGTGTCGATTTAGCAGCTGAGTTTTATGATGACGTGATGCCGCAGGCTGGCAAACTTGTTTTTCAGAACTATGCACACGTCAACGAACTAGGCATTATGGCTCACCGTCTACAGAGGAAAGACTAATGATCACAAACATGAATGTACGTGCTCTTGGCAATGGCCATATCCTCGTGCAGTATCAGGAAGATGGTAAAGCCAAGGATGCAGGGTTTAACAGCTGGGAAGACTTTATAGAGTGGCAAAAGGCCATGCTTGGTCTTCATCAGCACCGTGAAGAATGCGGCCCAAAATAAACATGGAACAGCGTAGCGAAGAATGGATGGACGCGAGGCGGTATATGATTACCGCTTCACGTTTCGGTGATGCTCTCGCCGGTAAAGATACAGCGAGGCATAAACTATTGGTCAGGGAGATCGTTCACGCTTTTGTTGGTGTACCTGATTTTGATTCAGATCAGGAAGACAAGTTAAACCGTAACCCATGGTTCAGACACGGGACTATTTGGGAAGATGAAGCAATCGGTGAATATGAATTCATTCGCAATGTTAATGTAGAAAGAACCGGGCTAATCATTCATCCAGAATACAAGTTTATTGGCTGTTCACCTGATGGCCTTGTCGGCACAGATGGTGGCACAGAGGTTAAATCAAGAAAGTCAAAGGACGCATTCGATAAATCAGTTGCGGCTGGTGTAGAGAGCGTATACCTTCCTCAAATTCAGGGATGTATGTGGGTAACAGGAAGGAAGTGGTGGGATTATATTAGTTATTATAAAAGCATCGTCACTCGTGAAACAGATATCCATATTCACCGGGTAATGCGAGATGATATTTACATCCAACTTCTCGAAGAAGCATGTCTTGAGACATGGGACGAAGTTCAAACTGCACTGGAGAAAAGGCAATGAGAGGTATCAATAAAGTAATTCTTGTGGCCACCCTCGGACAAGACCCGGAGGTAAGGTACAACGATAATGGTGGAGCAATGGCATCGTTCAGTGCGGCCACTAACGAACAGTGGACCGACCGCCAAAGTGGTGAAAAGCAGGAGCGGACAGAATGGCACAGGTGTATTGCCTTCGGTCGTCTTGGTGAGATTGTTGGTGAGTATCTGCAAACTGGATCGGTAGTTTATGTCGAAGGCAAGCTGCAGACACGTAAATGGCAGGACAGTAACGGTCAGGATCGCTATACCACTGAGATTGTTGCTTCGGTAATTCAGATGCTTGGTGGCGGCAGAGACAACGGTAACAATGGTGGTAACAGAGGGAACCAGGGTAGCAGGGGGAACCAGGGTAACCAGGGTAACCAGGGGAACCGTGGTGGCAATCAGGGCAATCGTGGTAACGGTGGAGGAGGTCGTGGTAATCAAGGTGGTGGTCGTGGCAACCAGGGTGGTCGTGGTGGCGGTAATCAAGGTGGTCGTCCCGCCCAGGGTGGAGGTGGTCGTGGCAACAGCAATGGTGGCGGCGATAACTTCGATGACTTCGATGATGACATTCCATTCTGACGTTTACCTGAGACTATAAAGGTAAATATTTAACGTTATAAACAACATAGAGGAAGAGGTAGATGAGCGAGCAAGATAAGTACCGTGACCTTGCGGAGAAAGTCCAGAAGGAGATGATTGACTACGTTGATGACCTGAAACAGAAGGAGGATAACAACCTCGTTTCAATGGCACTCATTAATGTGCAATTACTCGACTTCAACCATCGCATTCATACCAATCCAGAGATGGCTATGAATGAGTTTGAAATCCTCATGAATGACATCATGAATACGATGTCGCTGCTGGTAGGATTGAAAGAAAAGGGAGATGAGATTCGCGTGGCTAAATTTGTTGAGCTTCGCAAACTCATCATGGAGAAAAAGAATCAGGTGGTCGCAGACGCCATTAACTCCATGGAGTAACCGATGAACAAGGCAGACGCACAAAATGTGATGAAGCGCTGCATTGAAGAGCTGAGGGGGAAGCACCCCCCTGAGCTTGTTGATCTGGCAGTGATCAATGTCCGCATGGTAAAGATGTATGACACACTTCTTCTGGCTGGTTTAAGGAGCTTGGCTGAAGAACAGAATGACATCCTTACCGTAGCTCTTAACATGATGTCATCACTCATGAATTTCACACCGGAAAAGGCATCAGAATATAACGCGATAAGGGATGTTCTGATAAAGCGCTCTGGTGAGCTTGCGAAGGAAGTTGAAGATGACTGATAAATACGATGTTATCTATGCAGACGCCCCGTGGAAATACAAAAAGTACACGAATAAGACTGGCCACGGAAAGGCCAATGATCATTACAAAACATTAACCAAGAAACAAATAATGGGAATGGGTGATCAGATAAAAGACATCTCAGAAAAAAACTCTATCCTGTTCCTTTGGGGTACTCCACCCGCTTATCAAGATGCTCTCGATGTTATCAAGGCATGGGGATTTGTGTATAAAACCTGGGGCTTCCTCTGGGTTAAGTATTACCCCACAAAAGCAAAAGATATCACCACAGAAAATCTGATACTCGGTGATGACAATTTGCTACATAAACCGACTTTCGGCATGGGCTCATACACCAGAGGAAACCCAGAGCCGTGCCTTCTTGCTGTGCGTGGTACAGGTATGACACCAGTGCGCAATGACATCAGTAACCTCATCTTCGCTCCCAGGGAAAGGCACTCCAAGAAGCCGGATGAGGCTCGCCGGAGAATTGAACTACTTTACCCGGAGAAGAAAAGGATCGAGTTATTCGCGAGGCAGCGTTACAAAGGCTGGCACTCGTGGGGTGACGAAGTTAAATCAGACATTCACCTGGAGGTGTAGTGATGGGAACCGTAGCGATAGATGTTGGTATAGTGGCCACGGTCAGCGCATGTAATTCCTATAACGTTGATTTGATGGTATTCCGTGAAGGCAAGGTCGATATGATAAGTGTCGAACAGGGTAAGAGCTTCAGGACTGGATTTGTGTTCGAGATACCTGAAGAGCGAACCAATGAATTCCTTGCCGCTGTTGTTGGTGCGAAGAAGATATCTGATATCGAGCAAGAAGTGGGTGCTGAGTTGAGTGATATCCTGATCAACTTTAGCGAGAATCCACATTACGATGTTCAGAACGGCATCGATAGTTTGATGAGGATACTCACTAGACAGAATCAAAAATAGAATCTACTATTAACACTTCCTTATCACCCGCTGCAGCCTACCCCCAATTTAGCTGTAGCGGGTTTTTTTTATTTTACTCTCAAGTTCTCGTGTACCTCTGATTCTTTCGCGTACTCACGCATCTTATCGATCTTGCGCTTCAGGTATTCCTGATATTCAGCCCGGATGTCGGCACGCTGTTTGTCGTTGAGGTTACGGTCGCGCAGCTTAGAGCGCATCCTGGTGATGATGTCCTTAATCTCGATCTGCATGAACATCAAGTTACGAGCCCTGGTGTACTGTGGATCAACCGGGTAGACGTTCATACCCACGAAGCGTAGAGATGCCTGTGTAGCCGTTGTTGTCGGCTCCCCTGTGCGAGGGTCAACGTGACCAGTTAAAGCACGGTACATGTGCGCCACAGCACCCCTGTCAGTTATCCAGGTGGGTAGTGCCATCCTGGTAAGGTACAGGAGGATGTCTTCAAACTGCCGCTTAGGTGGGTCTTCTGGACGATAGATTGGGCGACCAGTGAATGAGTCAGTACCACCCTTGATGGCAGTAATTAACTCAGGCACGGGACCACCGAACAGCCCCAGGGTTTTGATTACCTCTCCTGGTTGGCCTTCACCAATATCTTTCAGTACATCCCAGTACATACCCCATGGCATGAAGTAGCCATAGTCAAATATCTGCCAGCGACCGGCTGCGTCCTTGTAAGGCATAATCATGGTGTGGCCTCGTTCCTGGAGCCATACCGGGAGTGCCTTTTTCAGTTTATCGAGATCATCACCGCCGACATCCATGTGCTTTGCTATGGCCTCAGCCATCAACCAGGGTACAGCGATGTATGGCGCAAACCTGTGTGGATGCAACAGCAGAGCCTCTACCATGCGTGGAAGTGCCTTGGCGTAAAAGGTGATGAACGGTACACCGATAGGTGCATTACGCAGGTACTTGATGTTCGGCCCTACCAGGGAGTAATCGAACAGCCACTTACTGGCCAGCTCAGCAGCCTCTCCGGCACCTTTGCCCTGGTTCTCCATGGCATCGATAATCATGGCAGTCTTGAACAGACCCTCGGAAAACTGATAGCTGTCTGAGGCGAAGTTAGAGATGATCGATCCCACATGCTGCAGGTAGTCCATTGCATCCCTGGAAACCCCCATCCTTTTCTTGAGGTTCAGCAGCTCGTTGTCGATGCGGATCAGCTCGTTGGCAGTGAAGGTGGACTCTGTGACGCCCTCACTCTTAGCTATACGCCAGTATTTGCCGTTGGTCCTTATGTCATGCAGGGCATGCTTGATTAATCCCGGTATACGCCTCATGGGGACGCCAGAGAGGTTCATAAGCACGCCGTTGGAGACGAAGTTGCGGACTTGTGACGGTGGGTTGAGAGGCACCTTCATCATTTTCCACCACTGGGTAACCTTGGTGGCGATACCACCCTGGCCCAGCAGACGCTCCATGGTGCTTTCTGCAGGGTTGCCACCCATAGTGGATAGCATATCGTTGTAAATCTCCTTACGCACCCACAGACCGCGCAGGGCTCCATATCGAGGGGTATTAGGCACCTGTCTCCATAGCTTGGGCTCAAAGTCCTCTCCAAAGGCCTCAGAGAGCTTCTGGCGACCTGTCCCGATCATGTCGGTAGCGATACTGCGGGTATAGGTGGCATCGTCCCCCTTCATGTACTGAGCACGCTCCAGCATGGACTCTCCTTCCTCGATCAACCAGTAGGCAGTAACCTTCTTGCCGCCATAGTTGACGATTACCCCAGGGACGGACCATTCACCGTTCTCAGATATCTTCTGCAGGAAGTCCAGGATCGCGATGTCGCGCATGGGTACACCGACTGTCTTGGCAGCCACATAAGCCGGGTCTTTAATCTCACCCAGGACCATGCGTGTCACATCATCGAGACCCAGGTTTCTCTTCTTCGAGTAGTCCAGGGTGGACAGCTTCTTACCGCCGACAATTTTGCGATATCCGCCCTCACCAAGGAGGTGAGCCAGATATAGCCTCGGTAGGTACTTGTTCTCGAAGTGCTTGAAGCTCATTGCTGGTATGACTCCATGCTCAACGAGGCTACGACCGACATGATTGATGAGACGCTTAACAGCAATGGTCTCTTGACGTAGATCGACCTCTTCTTTCTTCCTGAAGAAGCGACCAGTACCACGTTCTCGATGCACCAGGACGTTACGGTTAGGTAGTCGTCCTGGGTCAGCCAGAGCGCCCTCTGCATTGGTCAGGTATTCATAAATAGATTTTGCCTCCTCCTCGGTGGCCTGCTCGAAGATATTGTAAATGCGCCGGGTTAATTCATTGACCTTGGCAATGCGACCAACAGCCTGTCTACGACCACGCAGGAAGTTATCCAGTTGAGGTAATCCAGATAATGGGTTAAGTCCGTTGTCGATCCAGTCAACTACTGACTGGGCAGCTGCACGATACCCATCTATAGCTCGACGTGCGATATGTTCATCCGGCACCTGGGTTGCGTCTCCGTTATTAGGAATGCCACCCTCATCATTATTCATGCTGAATCGAGGCAGTTTGATCTTAGGGATGATGGACGGCACCAGGAATGAGTCGAATGATTCATCGACAATATCCTCAATCTGCTTAATGGTACGGAATCCGCTATATGGAGTAACGCCACGCACGATTTTCCTGTTCGCTTCATCTTTCAGGTTGCGGTAGGTGCGGTAGTGTTCTGCGCGTGTGAAGAAGTTCTCAATAGCGCCAGCATCATTCGAGCTATTTATCATGAGGCTATGTTCTTCGCGTGCCTCATCGACAACCTCCTTCATCCACTTTGGAGCGCTGTTGTATAGCGTTTCATTGGTATACAGTCTGTCGAACAGATCGTAAGGGATGAGGTGTCCTGTTTTGTTCGCATAGGCATCCAGGATATTCAATACCTTTGCCTTATGAGCCGCCTGATCAATGCGTAGCTTGATGTACTCGTTATTCTTCTTAGATACGAGATGATAGTGACGGTCTTCACGCAGCTTTAACTCTTCCCCTGTGGTATCGCCAACATAATCGTCACGGCTCATCTTCCATATTTCATCTTCATTGACACCTGACGCTTTGCTCATGCGATTTTTAAGTGCGTGCTCCATGCTCTCGAACATGAATGCCTGCTTATCATCAGTGAATGATTTATCACCGAAGATACTGGTAGTGCCACTGTAAGTGGACATACCTGCACGATACTCGCTAAGGAATGCACGGATAGCATCACGCTCATGCGGAGACAATGGAGTGTCCTCGCCAAGATCAACACGGATGACTTCGAGCATGATGTCGTTGTCACCTTCTACCTTCTTGGCTATCTCAGCGATTTGCACCAGGAGATCAGAACGGTCAAACATCTCTTCACGTTCAGTATGCAGCAGCATCTCACCATTATTTGCAACGGCAAATTTTATTTCTTCTTCAGCCGCCTTTGCGAAGGACTTGGTGACATCCCGCTTAGAAAATTCTCCCTTATTTTCTCGCGTGACTCGTCTGATAGCATCGGAGGTTTCGGACTCTCCTCTGTTGCGTTTTTCTTTGGCCGGTACAACTCGAACCTTCTTACCGGCTCCTTCTTCTGCAATGCCTGAACCAACTCCTTCATTAGCGAGTCGTCGTCTTCTGATATCTCGAACGGAGTTGGTATCGCGTGCCCGAAATACAGCTCGTAGGTGGCCTTCGCCATCCCCAGCTGCGAATTGATTGATGCCATGTGACACCTCCTGCATAAATATGTAACTACGTGGTAGATAACGTTGAACGAGTTCAGGATGCGTGAAATACATAGCGCTTAATTGCGCAAACGTCTCCTTCTTAATTTGAGCTGCCACCTGCATTGCGTGAAGCCTTACAGAGAAGTATGTAGTGTCATCCACGATGGTATCGATAGCATCAAGAATACGACCGTAACCATGCAGCTTTCCAAGGTACACCATCGGATATGATAGGTAGTCTCTTGCGCCTGCACTATCAGCAAGATCGCGAAAGAATTCATATACCTCGGTAATAATATCTCCGGCACCCTCAAGTCGAGCCGTGGTCTCTCCAGTGGGGAAGATATTGTTATAGTTAATGTCGAACAGCGGAGACTCCATTGATAACGATGTATCTTCTCCACGGTAGTCATAGTAGTGAGACATCTCGTGTGCGAGATATTGCTCAACCACACGTCTCGTTGCCGGTGATTCATTAAGTGCCAGTGAGTCCACTATGACTGAGTTAAGGTACAGTGAATTTTCATCAGTGGCATAGAAGCCGCCGATGTTAAGGTTGTTGATGTAGGAGACACCGATATTGGTTATCTTCGAGTCGTTAAAACTCGGCATGCCAGCCTTTTCTAGGTCTTGCATAGCAGCAGCCAGCACCGTCTTCTGGAATTCACTAGGCGGGAACGTATCATACCAAATTGGCTCTCCGGTACTTTCGTCTGCAGTACGGTGAGTCTTATACTGCATTAACCACTCCACCTTATCAGCATATTTCTGAGTAGGTTTTGTGCGTGGCTTTTCAGTATGGAACGGAGCCTTGAATGCGTCCTGGGTTTCGTGCGTTGCCTGAACAGCTTGTGCTATTTCATCGTTAATCCACACGTCCTGCAGCGAAGACTTAGGCCTGCTGAGGATATCAGAAGCATATAGCATGACATCTGAATCTGGCGGTGATGTCATGTAAGCGTCACTAATTAATCCCTGGGCAGATAATGTCTGCAGTGTCCCGGTTAGATCGCTGCTTCGTTTTAGTGACTGCTGACTGAATGCCAAGGACTTAACGTCTGACTCGATAGCATTATTGATGATCCCCCTGACCATGGAATCGATGGTCAAAGTGTTATCTCCAATCTGCATACCGATTTTAACAGCGAGGCGCGGTCTGCCTTTGGTGTCTTGAATGCTTACGAATGAGCCGGTAATGCGTTCCCTTCCTTTGGATACAACAAACTTGCTCCCTTCCTCGGGACTTTCTGGCCATGTCCAGCTCAGCTCTTGCGAGAGCGCGAAGGAAATACCCTTTTCTGCACTGCCGTTTTTGTACGCTTCAATAATTGATTGATAGGCCTTCCGCCTACTGTCCAGCCACGGGAGAATATCGGATCGTCCGCTGGCAGCGATTTTATCTGCAAGCGCTGTCCCTTCTCTGTCTTTGCTCCAGTCATGGTGAGCCTCCTCATCTGCAAGGTTTAGGTCAGCCCAGTACGTTCCTGCCTCGGTGATGCCGAACGAGTCCTCGTTTTTGGTAAGGAAATCAACCATCTTGGACTCGAACTCATCCTCTGACAGGCCTGAGTACAGAGCGATGTTAGTTAAGACTATAGCATCATTATCGATGCGTGTGAATCCGGCTCCGTCACTTACCTCTGCCGCCAAGGCCTCAAGCAGCCTAGCTTCAGTGGCTTCATCTATTGCAGAGCCGAACCGGATTCGGAAACCACGAGCCAATCCATCATGGTCGGCAGAGTCAGGTACAAGTCGTTGCACCACCACACTGTCCTGGCGATAGAGATACTGAAGGGCAGTAGCGTACAGGTTGGCGCTATCGCGATCCAGGTTGGTTAGCAGCGGCATTTCAGTGACGATGTTTGGATGCACGCCACCGGCATAGGCACCTTCTGAGAAGATGGTTTTGTACCCGGTAATACCCAGCTTATCCATGAGAACGTTTCTGCCGCCACCATCGTAGATGAGTGACATCGCATCCCTGGTGAAGTTGTATTGTGCCTCTGGTTTCAGATCGAGTATTGCTGGCTCGTAATTCTCACTCGGTATAGCTTCAGCAAAGATGCTTTGTTTGACACCGAACTCAGGTGTCACACCTTCAATATTTAATGCAGGAACCAGAGAAGCGATATCGTATTTCTCAGCTATTGACCTCAGGTAGTCAGCCGTATCTTGACGTGGCTCACCAAGGTGTAGATTACGCATTGCATAGCCAATGAGTGATTTTGTCATCTCCTCGTTTTCTTTATCAGTAAACGGGAATACTGATAATGCCCCACGTAACTTTTGAGTGGCGGCATTAAATCTTGTCAGCATTTCAGGCCTGAGTTTTTTATTGTTTGCCATCTCCTCTTTCCATGAATAGTTAGTTGCCTCATCACGGATAAGTGCGTGTATAGGAGAGTATGGAGAATCGATATCCAGAGTTAGATTTTCTCCAGTGGCAACCTCGATATCATGAACAGCATATTCAAGCTCAGAAATAGCCTTACGAATTTCCTCTGCACTTGCTGCGAGTTTTCTATGGTACTTGGCTGTATAATCGCTTTTCTTTTTCTCGATAAATTCCTTACGTTTATTTTTCTGTATTCCAAGTGCGTTAGCCCAGCTCTCAATGACGCTCTCTACATGTTCATTAAGGCCAAGAGCTGCATCCCTCATCTCCTGGAGACGTGCTTCGTATCTATCATTTATTTCAGCGTTTGACTCTGACTCGATAGAGCTTTTTTTAGGCATACTGCCGATACTCTCTCCCTGTGAAAGTAGATACTTGTCTCGTAGCATTGATGTGAGTGCAACCATCTCGTTCTCATCAGCAACAGGAACATCTGCAAGCAGTTCTCCGGTCATGGCGCTATATGCACCATAACCTTTTGCGGTGGGCTCGAAGAACGCAGGAATGTTATACATATATGGCTGGTCTTCGATAATATTGCTGCCCATTGCGTCTATTGCATTTTTTGCAATTATAGGATTAGCAAGACCAGAAGCGTGAGCGGCTACCTGCATTTCAAGTTCAGGATTGTCTGTGAGGGTCAATCCACCATCTGAAACTCTACCAGCGAACATGTCATGAATACGTTTTGCTGCTGGCAATACCTCGTTCACCAGCTTATTAATTTGTTTGTATTCTGGTGCTTTTTTGGATTGAGCGTCAGGTGGTTCATAATCGAACACGGTATTATCGTTTGCAAAGTGCGTCTCGATTTCTCTTTTCACAGCTGATATTTCATCTTCGCCAAATGATCCGATGTCATATCCTGCGCCACTTTCACCATTGCTTATGTTATCTATAGTGATGTCATCACCATTTACTTCCTTGGTATATTCGACATCGACATAAACAGCATTTTCTCCATCGTAAACAGGAAACATCTTTAGGACACCAGAGATTTCTGCATTCTCTGTCATGTCATGCAGTTCATTTATAACAGAGTCAACACTCTCATCTTCAGTGGTTTCAGGGTCTCCTTCTGGATCAATGAACGCTTCACCAAATGCGCCTCTTGGTGATTCAATAACATTGACCGTGATGCCATTAATAGTATTTGACCAGTAAGCAGCATCACCAGAGTATTCGTCGATGGTCCAGTCGTTACCATAACGTTCTCTGAATAATGCTTCATATTGCCCCTTGGCTGATTCGGTATCCATCCACTGAGCAACTTCATCCTCTGGCACAGTTACATAGGCTGGCTGGCCATCTTTCCAGTCAACAACATTGAAGTCGCCATTATCATCACGAAGCACGACATACCCGTCCTGTGTAGTGTAATGATAACCAAGCTCTTCGTTGTAAGTAGCGATATCACTCAGATCGAAGTCACCATCATCCTCCAAGGTATAACCCAGTGCATCCATTAAGCCATAGTTGGAGAGCTTGTCAGCCTCTTCTTCTGTGACATCCTCTTTTTCCATGTACTCTTTTTTCAGCTCTTCCCTGCCAAGGGTGTCGTCGATGGCCTGATTTAGTTGTTCTGTGTCTAGTGCATACTCTGCATCATCTACATCCCAGTCGCTAGAGAAGTTGTGCTCGTCGATCTGGTTGTCATAGACATCCATGGCTGTGTTCTCATCACCAGAAGCTACATTAAGAGCGTTCCTGCGTGCCTCTGCCTCATTCATCTCACGGATGTATTCAGTGGAGAACATGAACTCTTTCTTGCCCTTGGCAAATTCCTTTCTGGTATCACCGGCATCAATCCACTGCTTGACCTTCTTCACGCTGGTAGGGGTGATCGCTTTGATGCGACCCTCTCCTTCCTCATAGCTTTTCAGGTATCCCTGCTTAGCCTGTTTTAGTGAATTAAATCCAAGCATGACTTTATGCTCATCGAACTTACCATCTTTGGTTTTTTGGTCGATGACGAATGCTTTGGTTGACTGAGGATTTGGACCGATAAAGGCATCGATCTGATCACCGTCCTTACCCAGGGTTCCCTTGATGTAACCATAGTGGTTCTGCAGATTTGGCCAATCGGGTTTGCGTTTGGTCCCTGCTGCATTCTCAATGGTAAGAGGGAGCTGCTGTAGAGTGACGTGACCCTTCTTGTAGTTACCGGCCTTCAGCTGTGCTTCGGTAGGCTTCCTGACTCTGCTACGGGGACTCGTGGCGGCACGATGCGCCTCTTTTGTTATATCCTCTGCAGACGGTCCGGTAGGCTCCTCCATCACAAACTGGGGCCGGTTAGACGTTAGTCTTTCTGACTTCTCTTTGGTAGACTGACCTGTATTGGTTGCTTCGGGTCTGCCTTTTCTAAGAACTCTTGCAGGGAGTTCACCACGAGGCGACCTTTCCCCGGTTTTTTCCCTTTCTGCTTTGTTTCTTGCGAGTTCATTTTCGGCCTCCTGTAACGTATCTGAGATGCCGTAGGAGAAACCAATTCCTTTCAGTTCAATCTCTTCACCATCAGGTGTCATGCCGGTGATAGTAGCTTCTTTCAAACGCTCTGCTGCACGCTGAGTGATCTGCTCTATTTCATCCCGGTTATTGCCAGTGATAGTGAATTCATCGCCATGGAGGTGATACCCCTTGGCGTCTCCTGACAGCTCTGCATTAATTGCATAACCAATGGCACGCAGAAGAGCATCACCCTTCTTGTGTCCCAGGTTATCGTTGATAGCCTTCAATCCATCTGCATCGATAGAGGCAATGAATTTATCACTGCCCTCAGCATCGAAGTCTTCACCCTGTTCTTCAACGAAGGCATCGTTATTTCTTAATCCGGTGAGACGTGATGTGAGAGCCATCTCACGCAATGCTGAGATAGCAGTAGCCCTGTCCTCCGGTGTCATGTTGTCGATGCTCTCACGAAGAGCAAGATGGCGTCTGCGTGCCTCGCTTATCTCCATATCAACACGCTTGCTGTTGATGTGCTCACCGCCATTTTTTGGTGCCCTGAGATAAGTAGCGAATGCCTGAAGTGATGCAGCCTTTTCTTCAGACGGCATTTTATCAAGACGCTCTTTCAGGGCAGATGCTTTGATTGAATCCATCTCCTTCAATTTACGATCAGCACCAACTTCATCGGTGACAAGTTTTCCTGCTCTTTCGTTAATGGCATTCCGCTTGATCGTATCCATTTCCCTGATCTTGATATCTCCCTCTTCAGCCGGAGTCAGCCCGAATTTCTCGTTACCGGCTCCTGCCCTGGTTTCCTCTGGGAGTTGTATATTTTCGCTGCCTTGGTCTTGGCGAATCGGTCGCAATACTTCTCCCCCTTCCCCGACTGCAGGCATTCCTTCTTGAACTTGTCCCTCATTGCCTCGTACTTCGCTGGCATTTTGCACCTCCTGCACCGGCATCACGGTGAATTTATTTGGCACTTCAGGATGAGGTACGACTGCATGCTGCATACCCTGCGCAGACAGAGCTTCAGCCCGGCGCATGGCACCCTCTTCATTAAGTGGGATCGCACGATTTAGACCCTGTGCAGCAGTGGTGAGTGGGCCGGTAGGTTCTGGCACTGCCCTGGTCTCTGTGACCTGACCAACAGAAGCGGGCTCGCCTCCACCAAATAACATCCCGGAGATGATAGATGGAGGGATGACATTAAGGCCATTGTAAATCTGCTGCATGGCCTGCTCCGGGGTGAATTTAAGCTCTGATCCTTTCTTATCTGCTAAGCGCATTTTGATGTACGCTTCAGACGGTTCTTCTAACCATTCGGTAATGCCCTCGACAAGACCATCAATGGTTCTACGTTCCAGATTACCAATGACTCCCTTTGGCAACTTCTTCATCATCTGTCCGACAGACAGTGCGTTAAGGAAACCGGATGCGAGTGTCATCTGCTCAGCTGCGGCTTCAGCCTCATCTCTCGAACCACCACGCTGCAGGACTTCTTGGTATGTGCTGGAGCCTTCGAGCGCACCACCAACGAGACCACCGGCAGCGGCACCGAGACCGCGATTGATTTTGTCAGCATCGGCAAGGGCTCTGCCAAGGCGTCCCATCTTGGCTACGACAGATGGAGTCCAACGAACAACCTTCTGGCCAATCTGTAATGCCTTGGCACCTTTGGCCACGGCAGCACCAGGGATCATGGAAGCAGCAACAGAAGGAACGATGTTGCCCACGTTGTAGCCCCACCACGCGGCTTTTGACAGCAGGTCGGTGTTAAGGCCTTTCTCTGGTGTATAAATGGGACCACGCAGCGACTCATGAGCCTGGAAGTGCTCCTGGTTCACATCGTTCCAGTAGGATGCAACAGTCTCACCCAGATCGAGCAAGTCCTGGTCATCGAGCTTACCACCAAGGTACTCGATACCAGTGCCGACAGAGCTGGCAAGATTAACCAAGCCTGAGGCGACACCTTTACCTGTCTCTTTCAGGAAACTCGGCTCATCCTGTTTTTTTTGTAACTCCCGCAACTGCGAGATAGGACCAGTAGGCATTACAGATACCTCTTAATCGAATAGACGGCTAAACCAGCTTTTTTCTTCACCACCGATTTTCGATTTAAGCTCTTTCACCAGAGCATCGAACTCGGTTTGAGTTAGTGTTCTTCCGCCAGCCTGATTACCCTGGCGAACTTGCTGGATTGGAACCAGACGAGGACCACTGACAGCATCCATGAAGAGCACCTGATCACCAATACGCTGAGTCGGTACAGTAGTGAGGATAGGCTCACCAGTCATGTCCTTAACCTGATTTCCTTCTTTATCCAGGAGCGGGAACTTGGATGCGCTGACAGGACCGTTATCGGTTTTGTTCTGTGAAGCTCTCACGGCAGCGTTAGCGGCAATTTTTGACTGTGCCTTAGCAGTCTCACCGGAAATTAGTGATGAGATGATATTGGCAGCCTCAGGGCCTCCAGGAGGGGCACCAACTGACTTCTGGTACTCACTCAGCATAGTGGCTATCTGACTGGCCAGCTGCCGCTGAGGAGTCATATCATCACGAACCTCTTTGCCGTTCTTGAACTCGCGCAGTCCACGGATCACGCTCACGCCCTTTGCCGGTTCCTCGCGCTCGATAAGACTCTGGTAATCAGCCGGATTCATCTGATTCGGGTTTTGACCGATAGGCAGCGTGAGGTTGCTGATAACACCATTCTGGTTCACGCCCCAGCGCTGGTGTGTAGGTGAGCCCTGGCCGGTAGCGAACAAGCCACTACCCATGTCGGTTACATATTCGCCACCAGTCCATTGAGCGGGAGGTGTCGGACGTTTCGATGAAGCAGATGGACGCTGCACCACACGAGTCTGAGGTGATGAAGCCGCTGCAGCCTGGCTGATCGGGTTGGTTGTCGGCATGGAGAGATTGGTTTCCTCAGGGATACCCCTGGCACCCTTATACACATCCTTAGCCAGTCCACCAAGGTACTCCAGGCTATTGCCAGTCAACTCAAGACCACCCATTACCGGCTTAGCCAGATTGTGAATGAGAGCACGGGATGACTCACCGATGCGATATGGCGTACTCGTGCCTTTGAAGCCACCCTCTGGAGTTGTCAGTTCATTGATAGGCTTCATCAGGGTATTGATCACTCCACCACTGGAGGGGGCCGCAGGGGTGGATGGTGCCTGCTGTGCCTGTCGCGCCCTCTGCTGCAGAGTTCCTTGGGGTAGGGTAGGTGGATTCTGGTTGACGTAAGCATCAGGCCCACCGAGCACGCTTGTACCACCAATGCGGCGTGGGCGATCCTCTTCCTTCTTCTTACCAATTGTCGCGATTACATTGGGCATGACGCACCTCCTTTCCCTATTTTAACACCTTAGTAGCTATTCAGGTCTGACAGGCTGTAGCTACTGGTGTCCACTGCATAGGAGTAATTGTAGTTCCAGCTCACACTATCGCTCCTGGCAATGCTGTTGCTGTTGGACTCACTGGCTGAATAGCTCTGTGAGCGTGTCTGAGCGTCCGACTGGCTGATGTTCTGACTGAAGTTGAGCATAGACATGGCAGATGCCGCGAGCTGGGCTGAGATGGCTCCTCCTGCTCGTGATATCTCACCGGCAGTGCTCAGTATCTTGGTCAGGCGATCAACGTTCGCTATTAATGACTGGATACGTGTCTGTGCCTCCTGGATAAGCATCTGCCCCTTGATTTGGTACTCGTTCACATCAGAGGCATGCAATCTCGTCAGTGCATCAGCATTAGCAGCATACTTCCTGATGTCTGAGTCGTATACCGTGGCCAGTGATCTTACCCGGTCCGCCTCCGCCCCCACCAAGGAGGAAAATGCCTCGATACGGGCCTTGAAGAGGTTCACCGGGTTCTCTTGCTTAACCCTGAACTCTATATCCTTCTCCAGTGAGCGAGCACGCACCAGAGATTCATAGCCATCCATGCGAGAGCGGAATACATCTGCATCTGACTTGTAACCATCCAGCTTGGCGATCTCTGCCTGCAGCTGTTTAGCATAAGCATCGTACTCTGATGCCTTTGCTGTCACCTGGGCCTGATAAGCGTTCACCTGCTCACCGAACCGGGCAATGATGTTTCTGTTCACGTTACTCGCTACTTCTGCAGCACTCACCTGAGCTTTGTACGACTCAATGGTAGATATGACAGCATTCACACGCTCTGCATACACTCTCACTGCACTCTCGTTGAGGTCACCAATGAGACGCTGCCCTTCAAGCTGCCCACGATACACCTCCAGTTTGGAGATTGCTGCTCGAACCAGGGTATCGAATACCGCGGCCTCAGCCTTGAAACCCTCAAGCTGAGCTTGGTATCGAGACACAATTACCTGATACAACTCCAGGGCTGCTGTGACAGTCATACGCGCCGACTCGAACGCTCTGTTAGCGATACCATTGGCACGCTCGATGAGGACGCCTTCGAGTTGCACTGATTTATCGAGAGCGTACTTTCTGTTGCTTTGTTCGAGGTCCGCGATCTGAATAGTGATCTCTCGATTGTGGGCACTTATCTTCGTTGCTGTCTCTCTGGCTGCATCGCGCAGAGCTGCCTGCATTGCTCCTGGAGGAGACAAGAATCCGCTGCTGGAGAAGTTACGAATGATTTCCTGGCGCTCACGAATTGCCGCGATGTCCTCACGAGATCGGGCACGGTCGAAGATGGCCTGCTCCACCGCTGCACTTAACCCGGTAGCTGCACCATTCACCCAGGACTCCAGGATAGTCTGCAGGCTGGTAAGAAGCGATGACACATACTCAGGTTCATTAAATGCAAACTCCGGCACTGAAGGGCTCCCAGGAACAGCTGGAAGCTCAGCACTGAATGTCGGCAGATCGATCTCTGGGGCTCCAGGAATATCGACTGCCAATAGGTTTGGATCGCTGGGCAGAGTGATAGTTGGTGCATCCGGCAGATTGATGTCATTCAATGATGGTGCTGCAGGCACCTCGGCACTCAATGAATCAGGCTGATCCGGGTAGGTAATCACCGGCCTTGTTGCAGTGAACTCTGGAGCATCTGGAATTACCGGGGCTGCTACATCCCCGAAGGTCGGCTCCTCGGGTTGGTTGATATTGGCGTAATCAAGCCCGGACGGTCTGTCAGGTGCATCAGGTAGCACCACATCAGTAATCACTTTATCGACTGTACCAATCTCTGTGGTGATCTCTGGGATGTCCTGAAATTGACTTAGTAGGCCGGTTAAGTCCTGCAGGAATAGGTTTGCCTGCTGCAGCGCTGCATCGGCATAACTGGTTGCCGCACTGATACCGTCATCGATAACAGACAACTCAGTGAACTCAGGCACAGTTAAGTTTATATATGGAAGCGCTACTCCTGTATTTGAATATGGCATTTTCGTGTCCTCTTATCAGCTCCAATCGGGATTGAGTGTATCTGTCACCACAGCACCAGTGTATCTGTCGAAGTAATGCCAGAAGGATCGATTAGCTAGTGATGTTTTAATTGCTGCTGATTCATTGTCTTTGTAATTAATGGTATTAACTACACCACCACTTACCCTTGCACTTGCTGGGTCATAAAGATAGAGCCACTGGCTACCAGCGCTTCCGTCCCACTCATCGTATGTCGGCATGTCTCCATCGCCACCATGGTATCCAAGCTCCTTGTAGAAAAGCCCGATAGCCAAGTCACATTCGGTAACAGCTCCACTTTTGATGTTGGTCACCTGAGATTCAAGAATCACAATTTGAAATGAGCTAATCATTGGCGGGCCAGATGCGCTCACGTATTCAACCCACTGATATCCTCCATAGGCAACACACGCATCACGATACGTTGACCATAATGGGTAAGCCATCTTGTAGTAGGTAACAATTACTCCGCGCCTCTTATAAAGCTGGTTCGGCATTATGATGTCGCCTTCATAGAGATAAACCTGTGGCGCACCACTTACCATTTCACCTACTGAGCTGAACGAGTCACCGTCACATAGATTGTAGATTTCACGACCATATAACGCATTAAATGTTATGTAAGGTCCGGCATTGAGGTAGTAGTAAAGCGGGTTTACATCCTTGAACCACATGCTTAGTCCACCGTATAGCGATACCCTCATGTAGTCCGATACATATCCGTCGATGGTGACAAAGTTGCTTATATTGAAATCGTATCTGGGGTTATATCCATACCACCATGGGTGAGGTACACCGTAGTCGTCAAACACATATTGCCCGGTGATGTTCTGCATATTGTAGAACGGAATATCCACCAGTTCGGAGAAGAAAAAACCATCAGCTATTGGCAGATAACATGGCTTCCTGTAAGAGGTTGTGATAACCGGCTCAGGTATTTCCACTTTAGGTGTCGTGATGATTTGCTGCTGTACTGCTGGGGCATTGATGACTGCTTCTACCTGACCATGACTGACGCGGACTGTAACTTCCACACCGTCATAGATTTTGTAGTCGCTAAGTGTTTGGACATCACCCAGGAGCATCCTTAGTTTCAGGCGAGCTGCCATCTCCCGAGCATAGGGGATGCTTTGGTGCGCCCGGTTCTCATCACCGAACGTCTGCAATCGCATTTCCCCTGTGTATTTCATTATCTCTTCCTTCGTGTTTGATCAGTCACCACGTCAAGATAATCGATTTCAAAGTCAGCGCCATCTCTGTTGCGGATCACAATTTCCATGTTTTCCGCTTTGATGCCGCGCCCCAGTTTTATCTTCTGTTTCTTCAATGTGTCGGAATATACCGCGAGGTTGTATTCATAAATATCATTGGTCTCATCCGGGATCACCTGCAGCACCACATCACCATTAGTCCTGCAATTCACCACCGCTTCGCGTGCGCGAGAGATGGTTGCGTTTGGCAATACCGTCTTGATACTGGCATCTATAGCAACACCATTATCGGTCTCTCCGGTAATAGCGAATATGCCATCGGGACCGGCAGCAAGTGAGGTGCCATTGAAGTTAGCGAAGCTGTTGTACCCGAAGCCCTCGTACTTGGTCAGGGCTCGTGTTGCTAAGTTCATCGTGTAGGCATTGCTTGGGTCTGGCTCAGCTGAAGCATTACTCATCGTTGATTGCAACTGAATACCCGGCAATACCACCTCTACATTACCGATACCATCTGCTGCGCCTTCAGCATCGATAGTGTATGCAGGCAGCTCCACAGAGACATTGATAACGTTGCCGGAGTAGCATTCAGCAGCGAGTGTAATGCGCCCCAGTGTGGCATTAACGTTGATTATGTTTTCTGCAGTGACACTGCTTTCCAGGGTGTATGTTGGAAGCGTTACATTCACACCACCACTGATGACATTCTCGTTACTGCATGATGCTTCACAGGTATATGAAGGCAGCCTGGAAGCCACCGACATAAGCCCACCGGATATCATCTCTGCAGCGAGTGTATAGGCAGGTAAGGTGATCACCTGCTCATGCCACATCTGGGCTTCTACAGTGTATGCAGGAAGCACCAGGGATACGGCTATTTCGTTACCGTTAAGGATGGAGCCTGATGATGTGTAGGCAGGAAGTTTAGTGAACAGCTCATTCGTGTTGGCGACACCACCATTCAGCATCGTGCTTGAGCAAGTGTAAGCAGGTAGCGTGATGACGTTAGCCGCTTCAACAGAACTTGACCCGGTGTAAGCCGGTAGCTGCATGAAGTCGCTATTGGTGTTCAGCTCGTTTTCGTAGACAACACCGTTCGGCACCAGTGACACAGACACAGCAAGAGCTGCGTTTGCATCACCGGCATGCGAAGCGACGAGCGTTACCGTGGACGATAACGTTGCTGCAGCAGTCAACGTAGCCATGACACTACTCCTCTATCGATTAGGAGGACGGTAGTGTAAGAGCGAAGGTGTTGACCGTCTGTGTGGACCCTGAGGTTATCGTGGTGCTGGCCATGTCCATCTGGGAACCAGAGGTACTGATCGCACCGTCGATACGCTTCTTGGCTGCCGCGGTATCGGCTGAGCCGTCATCTGCCTCAGAGGCATAGAAACGGAACCATCCTGCAGTACCGCCTGCACCAGCCACCCCTGACCACGTTTGTGAGGACAGCTTACTCACGACACCGGCAACAGTGTCACCGAGTTTTAGTCCATTCACCGCGGCGACACCACCGGAGAAGTTGGTATCGGTTTTGGTGATGGTGGTCGTGGTCGTAACAACAGCGAAGGTGTTTGGCCCTGTACCAGTACCAGGAGCCGCTGTGATTGTTACCACTGCACCAGAGACAGATGCGGTGTACTCAGGCGTGCTCAGGCTTGAGTTGATTTCATCAGCGAGGTCAGATGCGGTCTGTGCCAGTGAAGTATTGAACGGCACCACATTGTCGATGATGCTGACACCATCCACAGTGAGCGCATCAATGCTACCGCTTGCACCACCAGTCAGTTCTACCGAACCGCTTGATAGCACCTCGTTTGTCAGAGCGCCAGAGGCATCGGTGATCGTAGCCAACAGGGTTCCAGTTGCAGCGGCATCTGCACTCGAAGGCTGAGAGCCGCTATAGATTTTCAGGACGCCACCATGAAAGGCGCGTTTCATTGAGCCGTCACGGTTTAGAAAATTCCGTAGGGCTGTAGAGAGTCGCAGTGCCATTGTCCTACTCCTTACTCGATAGCTGTTATGAGTTGTTTTGTACGGTCCATCGTGATGATGGTAGTCGCACCCTTTGCAAGCACCACGTCGAAGCGATAGCGGTTCTCTGTCATGTTGATAAATAGCCCCTCATCACCGGCTAAGCAAATGCCAGCAGAGGATGCCCATACTGCGAGTGTCTGTGATGCCACATTTCTAAGCCATGGCAGATCGGTACTCGCGATAGTGCTGAGGGTTCCTTCAATCGCTCCATAGTCAGCAATCTCCTGGAGCGTAAACTCTTCCGGCGATGTTCCAAGCAGGAAGTATGTTTTCTTGGTTGTGGCCACGAAGACTCCATTCTTCATCGGTGCCACTATGGTAATACGATCACCCATCCCGTGATACCCGAGTGGGTCAAAGAGATGTATGCCATAAGGCATGCTGTAGTAAAGCCATTCACCGGCAGCTACCAACATCCTGCCTCGAAAGAATGAAACGATCTGACCGGCTGGCGGCTCCATGAGGTTGATGCTCTCCAGGGGCTCGCCCAAGACATTAACGTTGGTGATGTTGACTGATGACCCAGGGATACATGAGCCAGAGGCATAGAACACGTCTCCGTCCGTCGATGTCATGTAGAAGGCGACAGCTGCCTCATCGATATTCGGAGCGGTGAATGTTATGCCGCCATCGGATGAAAGCTCGATAGTTCCAAAGTCGATGGCACCAGAGCGAATGCCGTCGTCCCTGACAGCAACTCCGACATAACCGTATCGACCTGCAGGCAGAGCCCCGGATGTGATCGAGGCACCCACGAGACCAGGAGATGAGACACCCCACTTAGTCCTATTGAATCCGTCTGAATACTCCCCGGTAACAACACCATCACTGTAGTAAACAGTCCCTAGGAGCATTTGATAGCTCACCCTGTTGCCACTCATATCAGAGCGAAGCGTTGTGATCGAACCATCGATATACATGCGCTTTAAGTCTGTTCCCTGGACAAACAGGCAGATGTTACCGCTCGACCAGAGAGAGTGAGTAGCCACCGCTGAAACCTGGGTTACTCCACTGCGTCTCGCAAGTCTGCCGGTATCATCGAGATAGACATTGATAGCCTCTTCGAGATCACCGGGACTCATCCTCTCGCTCGATACCGTGTTGTTCAATCCAAGGAACTTATCGATAACCATCAGAAACTCCCATCCTCTGGTAAGTATTGATGCTGCGCTTCATACGCCTCATCAATAGCTGCGCGTTTCGGTCCGAACTCCTGGGTGAATGCCGCCTCGTTAATGAGTGCCAGCTTGTCATTGAATGCCTCTGAATCAGGCTTAGAGTAAGCCAGATACTTTGCCCAGAATCTCAGGCTCATGTGGTATCGAGTCGGTATCTCTGGTGACTCTTCGTCGTCATTCATCTCGTTAAGCGGTTCACGCACCACGGTGAGATTGAGTGTGTCATCGACATCAGGGATTCGGTACAGGGTGATAGAGTTGCTATTGAGGTCAACGATGTATGCCTCCACCTCACCTGTCTCATCCTCCCACCCGGCGCGAGCCTCATCCAGGTCAATCACGCTGGCTCGACCGAGAGGAGTGGTCATGCTGGCCAATTTAGCCCGGCGAACAGCAATCACTCGTGAGTCTAGTGCATAGGTGGCAGTGGTAGCGGTAACGGCAATGCTGCAGACAGCATCAGTGGAGGAGTCAACGAGAAGACGAGCACGACGACACGCCTCTCGTTCTGCATCGTTTAGGTATGCTTCGAGTTCGATGTCACTCCACAGGTACGGCTGAGTGGTGTCATCAAGTTCCTGTCTTAGCAGCTCTTTGAGCTTTCCAAGTTTCATACGCAGTCCTTATTCCCTCGTACACCTCGTTAGGGTCGCTTGAAGCGGCACAGACAGGTGAACCAGTACGTGCATTAAGAGGACATGCGCCTTTGCCATATTGGAGTTGATGACATGGGTAGCATGGAGCCATGGCTTTATCCGGGACTACAGTGACAGTGTTCACCCAGTCTCGGGTCAGGTTCTCCTTTGAGGAGTGGGAGAGGTAGATCACCTTTCTCACATCTTCCTCCATTGCCACAGAGTTTAGTACACCAGTCTCCGGGCCGATTACGCAGTCCATGCGTTGAGCGGCAGCAAGGGCCTCTCTTATGGTTATTTTACCACTTAAACACCATACGCGGTCGTTGTCCTCCCATCCGTGCTCCAGGTGCTTGTCTTGCTCTCCCCCGACCAGGACGAAGCGGGCCTCAGGCATGTAGTGCAGCACGAGGTTGATTAGCTCATCCTGATAGGGGTAAATCTTGTGGATAGCTGAGCCAGCCAATGCAAGCATGATGTTGAAGCCATCCAGTTCGTTGATGAACGCATCAGCCTTGGCAGCCTCTTCCTTGGTGGGGTAGAACTTCACGTTTGGCTTGGTGAACGGAACGTTTGCCAGCTCGTGTATCCACTCGTAGTAGTTGATACCCAGGTACTTCTCGCGCACGTTCTTTGGCCACAGGTTGTTGACCCGATCAGGGATGGTGAGAAGTGTGCCCTCGATACTCTCGCAGAGGTTGACGAACTTGTCGTACTTCTTCATGAGGTGCTGCCAGAATGGATACAGCTCACCGTCCGGTATCTGCCCCTTATCGACAACGAACCATTCATCGATAAAGGGGTGATCCTTGAGTACCGTGTATCCGAGTGGAGCCGCCATGAAGACGATGTAGTAGCCCTGGTCTTTCAGCTCTTTCAGTACGCTCGATGCCTGCAGCACATCACCGACACCGCCATAACGAATAACCAGGGCGGTCTTCCCTGGGTTGTAGTCCCTGTAGACATGCTCCTGGCCAAAACCTGAGGGCTTCTTGCGATAGACCTGCAGGAGGGAATACTCATTACCCTCTTCACCTGGACCATTGTCATGATCGCGCACCTCATTCACGAGTAGCTGCCAGTCACCCACCTGTTCCATCAGCTTGATAACGTCATCGTTATCGAAGTCCTGTTTGTGATCGGGATTGGCACCGGGTTCGCCGCAGCGTGGATAGAGGTCTTTGTGAGGGAGGTAGAGAGTGAGATAACCACCGTAGTCCAGGACACGCCACCATTCCTTGAGTGCTGCGAGCGGATCGACCATGTGTTCCAGGAGATGACTGGAGAACACTGAGTTCATGTAGTTATCGCTGAATACCTTCAGGTCGGTGGCATCAGGAATAGCGATGTCCGCGCCCTGAGTGCCCCAGTGGTGCCCGTTGTCCACTCCGATAAGGTGAGGCCACACCTTGAATGGCCCACAGCCTATATCGAGACCTGGACCACGAGTCCAACGGATAACATCGTACTTGACCTTCTGCGCCTCATTGGCCTGAGGGTCGTTGATTCGCCATACCATGACTGTCCTCCTAGAAGATGACCAGTGCTTTACCGGCATCTGTGAGAATGATTCGGTCCTCCGGGAAGAGTGCCTTGACTGCCCTGGTCGCTCCTTCAAGGCAACCATAGTCATCGAACAACATCATCCCACCTTCAACCATCAACGGCTGCAGCGCTGCAACAGACTCAATGATGGACTGATACTGATCGCAGTCGATGTGAGCGAAGGCAACCTTGGGCATCGGGATAATGCTCTGCGGGAAGATGCCGCGAACAATGATCGCCTCAGGAACCATCGAAGCCACGTAGCCTTGCGAGGTATCATCAAAGTCACCGACAGCATGTCGGTCACCCATTTCTTCGTTCTGATAAGGGATGCCCTCGAACGTATCGTACAGATACAGTCTCACTCCTATCTTCTGGGCAATTTGGTTAAGGAAGAAGGCAGAGCCTCCCAGGTACACCCCGACTTCAACGAAACAGCCTTCGGGGGCAGCTGAAGCATATCGACACAGGCTCTCGATAGCTGCATGGGGTATAACGGAGAAGGGAGCATCTTCTACTGGTTTAAGACGCTCCCTCTTTCCATGTACCAAGGCTGAAGCATTAACCTCAGCCATCTTCGAGTGCCTGATTGATTTGTTCCAGGTTGACCTTCAGTTCCTCGACCTTAGCCTCGGCCTCAGGCTTCCTGACACCCTCCAGGACAATACTTCCATTCTCGTCGTACACGATGTATCGACCACCACCCTTGTGCTTCATGTGGGGCTCCTGAGGAGGTGCCACACCCTGGCCATCACCATCAGGCGGATTGGTTGACTTTGAAGCCTTCTTCAGAGGCTTGCCGAACTCATCGACCTGTTCACCTGAAGAGGTGAAGTAGTTACCATCCTGTAAATACTTAACCCCCACCCTTCCCCATATTTCGGAATGGGGTTTGTCTTTGCGGAACTCGGCCATGACTAGCCTCCCTTGCGCTTGTTTTTGCTCAAGCCTCCCTCTTGCATGCCGTCACTCATCGTGGAGCCACTGATGGGGCCTTCGCGATTGGTAGCGGTAGGGTCGAGGTTGGCACCGTAACCATCGGTAACCGCAGTCTTGCTCCCCTTATCAGGGATCATCTTTGGGTCACCGCTGAGGTCGCCCTTAGGACGATAGTTTGAATCAGACATGACGATTACCTCTCAAAGCCTTTTGGTCGGCCTACGAAGCCTCCATCGGGTTTCTCGTACAGTTCATCCAGGAAAGACTCCTCGTCCTCATCACAGTAGTCAGAGGGCAGCTTGTCATCCTGCTTCATGTAACCTTGTTTTAAATCGGCAGTTGTGGCCCCTCCCAGGGAACCATTGCTGCCACCCTTGATACTCGCATTGGACTCTTTCATGACGCACCTCCTAAAGAGGAGGGGGACTTAACCCCCTCACACTATTAAGCAGCAGAGTCCCACTTAACGATACGACCACCGACAGCCTCGGTATGTACCAGACCGAAGCCACCAACGTAGTACCATGCGACACCACGACCACGACCGTAGTCATCCGGGATTTTACCGCGCAGTTCTTCAGGGACCGCGATACCCTCAGCGACAGTATCATCACCGAAGAAGTAGGCCCAGTCAGAAGCGGAGTTGGTCCAGGAAGAGGCAGCGATGTTGGTCTGCTCGACAAAGCGAACAGCTTCATAGCGCCCCATCTCACCGTTCAGGATCATCTGGAAGCCCTGGTTCACGTAGAGGTGAATCTGCTCCAGTTCATTCTTGAAGGTGCGGTAGGTGCTCGGACGACCGATGGACACGTAGTCGTCATTGACGTATGGAGGAATGTTACGTTCCTTCATCATGTCAACGATGGACTTAACATGTGACTTGTTAAGTGCGACCGAGTTGGTGGCAGTGGCAGTACCATTGGTGGTCAGAATGATTGCACCAGCGGTATCAGTGGACACTACACGCAGGGGTGTAGCGTTAAACTGCGCGTGTGCCGCGAGGTCGAATGCCTTCTTGGCATCGTTCTTCAGCACTTTATGGATAACTTCACGCACCGGATGCAGGCTGAGATCGTCCAGCTTCTCGGTGTACGGTACAGAGTTACCGAACTCGGTAATCGTCATCGTACCCTGCAAGATGGTGAAGTTGGTTTCGGGCATGGTACTCGTTTCCACGAGAGTAGTACCCTGAGTTGCTACGTCAGAGTAGATATTCCAGTGGAAGGTTGCACCACGGTGTTTGCCTTGTGCAGTCGCATCATGTACGTCTGCAAACTGGCGGAACTTTACAAGGGGTTGGACAGCGTAACGCAGCTCTCGCGACAGCTTATCGCTATACATGTAGCCACCCAAGCTATCCGTCACCCATAATTGACCAGCCATGACAGCGATCTCCTTTATGTTGGGTTATGGTATTGACGGCTCGCCCCACGTACAGAAGCCATTTCTTTAATTACGTCCGACTTGGACTGTGGCTTCTCTTCCGTGACGGTGCTCGTTGATGAGGCTCCGGCATCTACTGCCGTATCAAGCTCCCGCTTCATCTCTTGACGAGACTTGCCTTGTGCTGTGGACATTCCCCGTTCCTTCATCCAGTCATGAACACGATCACCAGCGTTGGTGAAGGCTTCATCATACGAGATTCCGGTTTCCATCTCTTCGGAGAGGAAGTCATCGGCCATTTTGGCTAGATGCTCATCTTCCAGGATGTCCGGGTATTTGTCCTTGAAGCTATTAACTGCCGCTTCAAATGACATGGCACTGCGGACCTTGTTTACAATCGATGCCTCATCGATTACAGCCGCTTCTTCTTGGGTAGCACTCTCGGCTTGTTGCGTGCGCCCAGGCTGCAGCAGTCGAGTAAACAGCGCTACAGCCTCGTCCTCGTTGTCTGAATACAGAGCATCGAGCAATTTCTTCACATCGCCCTCAGTGGGTGGATGCGCATTGGGTGTGCTGTCACCACCATCCAGTGCAGTTTCAGCAGCAGTTGTTACTGTCCGTTTATTCAGAGCACTCTCACGCTTGGCTATGTCAGCTTCGCGGTCATCAAGTACCTTCCTTTCGTCCTCAAGCTCCTTCCTTGTTTTCGCAGCCTCTTCGAGCCTCTTGGAGGCAGTGGCATCTTTCTGGTAGCCACGTTTCATTTCAGCTGCAGTGAGGAGCTTTTCCTCTCCATCGACCTTGACGCGGAAACGATACTTCTTTTCCTCTTCACTGTCGATATCAAGGTACTCCTCAATATCCTGTGGCTGTGCTGCCACTTCAGGCTTCTTGCCTTCCTCTTCCTCCTGGTGATGAACATCCTTGTTCTGAGGGTCCGTTACCTCTTCTTCCTTGCGCTTGGCGGCTTCTTCTTCCTTTTTAGCCGCCTCTCCTTCATCATCCTGTCGTGCTTCGAGACGCGGGTCCACAAACTTTTCGGCTCGTGACTCCTCATCGATAATGGTAGAGGGGTCAACCTTGTTGTCTTCCGCAATTTCTCCTACACGCTGGCGAGAGATATTATCCATCATATCCAGTCGTGACGATGCGCCCTTGGGGGTAGCTGCTCTGTCAGTCATGATCTTGCTCCTGGTCTAAGTTTAACAATATTTCTTGATTATTTCTTCCTTCTGTGATCAGACCAGCTATCCAGGTCTCAAAACCCTCTGCCCTGGCTACGACATTTTGAAGCTCTTCGATGCGTGCTTCGTACTGTCTCGGGCTTTGGAATGAGGACCGTTTGATGGTCTTTAACTCGTTCATGGCATCCATGGATTCGTTTATTGCCGCCTCCATTAACGCCCGACCGAGATCACTCTGAAGGAACACTTCTGCATCCATGCCTAAGCCGACTCTCCTCAGCATTTCGGCTTCGTCTTGCTCTCTACTCGCCATTAGTCACTCTCCTGGGTTTCTATCCCCTGGTATGCCCCCTGGTCCGCCTCCTGTGGTACGGGAGGAAGGTAAGGAGTCGTATTCTGTCGATGCTCCAGCGCTAGCTGCGATATCGGCCTGTCAGGAGCTTGTAGTGCTTCGTCCTCAGTGACCGAGGGGTTAGCATTACGAAGTATCTGATCGCCAATAGGAGTGACCTCAGGAATGGAGGCAACGACTTCACCGCCTTGCATGGCGGCATACTGAGCCTCGACACCAATCTTGACTGTCTCGGCCCGTATCTTATCCACCTTAGCCAGTATCTCCTCGACTTTGGCTGCGGTGATTTCCGGTGATTCTTTGAGCGCCAGCTGTTGCTGCAGCTGCTCGATGATACTGAGGTACTGTGCCAGCTGCGGGTTCTCCTCATCACCAAAGTTGAAGAACCTGGAACCGTCCTTGTAACCCAGTTTGCCGAACAGCTCAGTGATGATCTCTTCCGGGTTAAGTTTCATGATGACATCATCACCCAGCATCTCACGAATGGACTTCATGCCGTAGATGAATCGCTCAGCCTGGATTTGCGGATTGGTGGCACCGATACCAACATTGATGCTCAGTAACAACTCTTGCTGCAGCATCTCATCAGTGATGTCATGGACACCATACTTCTCAGGTAACCCAGCTTTTACCCCGGCCAAGGCGAGAATGGTCTCGTCGCTCTCGTAGGTCTGTTCCAGCTTCATTATCTGTCGCAGCACTGGCTTAACCCAGGTCTCTACGAACACATGCAGCTGGTACTCGGATACCTTATTGGCATCGTTGCTCAGCATCTCCATACCACCGACCGTCTCATTGAGGTTGCGATTGGACTGTACTGATGAGCCGGAGAAGTGACCCATCAATTCATCGTACTCAACCTTCAGTCGGTCCTGCTCCTGGTAGCTGGATGAGGTAACGTCCTTGGTCTCCTGGACCTTCACATCCTTGTCCGGGTCTTTCATCAGAGTGACTGAGCCGGTTACGTTTCGGATGAGTGAACGGATGTCCACTTGCCGGTCTCGCGCAGCAAAGTATCGCTTACTCAGTGCGAAACGAATGTTGTCGATGCGAGTGTTTGCGATCTCGTTAATTTCCTTCTGCAGGTCTTTACCGAGTCGGTTAGGTGAGCTTGGATAAGTGCGGTGTGTTTCGATGACAGTGCAGCCCATGACGTATGGACGATTGCCGTGGTGATAGACCTCTTTGAGCGGCTTGGGGTCACTCAGCATAAATTCAGTGCCAAGGGTGTAGTAAATCTTGTCTACCCCATCGAACTCCATGATGTTGCGATGTATCCAGACGATGGTGAACTCATGGATGCTCTGATCGCCTTCAGTGGAGTCAGTCCGCTTCTCTTCGCGTGTCTGTCTCACTGAGTCGTTGATGTGTCGTGTGGCTGAACCAATCTGGTCTCTGGTGAGCTTCTTCCACTTTGGCTCACCTGTCTTTGGGTCAACCTTATCCATCATTGCCTCTACGTCCTTCACATACATTGGGATGAGGTGAATGACATAGGGACTGGTATTGATAGGGTCATACCACTTTGCGCTGGGTGAGATGCGGATATTCTCCACAGGGATGAGATCAATCATTGGCTGGTCTTTGCCCTTATTCTCATCGTATTCCCAGTTCTGATATGAACACACCACACCAACGTTGAGTGCATCCTGGTAAGCACCAATGCAGATCATGAACCAGGGAATGGATTTGGTGAGCCGGTACTGCAGGAGTTGCTGATTAAGGTCAGCAGAGATCATCTGCAGTTGGTCGTTGTCATCATTGGGCTGTACGTTCACCACTTCCTGGGTAGAGAAAAATGCAGCTGCAGCTGTGGCTTCATCAGTACGAATACCAGAGCGGGTCACCGGCCTGAATAGACGCGAGCGAGACCTGTAGGAGTCGGTGTAATACTTCGACCCTGATGGGTGTCTCCCCTGGAAGCGCTTGATGTCCTCCTCGATAGCCGCCCTGATGTTGGTATCGAAGTAGGTAGTGGAGTCAGAGAATGCGTGTGACGCACGCGCCAGCCATGGGTCTTTGTCTTGTTGTCCTTCCATTACCCTTTGTCTCCGAGTATGCGACCGGCATAGTCAACCTTGAGGTCCAGGTACTCTTCTGCTCTGAATCTTCCACGGCTGAGTCGATACCGTTCAAGAAGCTCACCGCCTGCCATCATGGTATTGCGTCGAAGCTCCTTTCGCGTTGCTATGTTCTTCATCTTCAGGATGAAGCCCCAGTTACCCGATAGGCGAAGATTGCGCACTGTAGCAATTCCCTGATCGCTTTGCACTGTCACACCCCAGAGGTGATCCGGGTAATGTTTGTGCAGGAGTTCGGCCATAAACTTAGCCGTCTCAAAGTCAAGAGCGACGATGTTAGGGTCGCTCGTTAAGTCGATAATCGTCTTGTTAGTCATCGTCCCACTCCTCCGGCTCAGTGTTATCCGCCACCAAGTTATTGCGCTGCCGCTCACTCATCCAGCAATACTCATGATACGAATAATACTGCCTGATTGCCTCGGGCAGTCTTATATATTGCTCGTAGAACATGGAGTTCTCGCGATTATCCACGAGGCTTCTCCGGGACCACGAACTTCTTACCGTTGGAAAACTGGTACGCAGTCTTGTCCTCTTTGGTCTTGTCTGCGGCATCACACTCAGCTTTCCACGAGCGGCTTGTTGTTACTACTTTCTGTGAGTCAGCCATGACACATCTCCTGTATATTGAAACTTCCTCATTCGCAACAACCAAGCCCTGAATGGTATGTCACGATAGAGGGTCTTACTTGGTTCCTCGCTGCTTCCTCTCACCAGGAACTTCAATACCACACGATTGCCATGGGGCGCATATTCATAATTACGACCACGCTCCCTGCTCGATGCGTATCTAAGCCCTGTATATCTATAGCCACGAGTCATCAGAACATGCCCGATTCCATTGGTGGTTCAGGCCCCCAGGTTATCCTGGGTCTCATATATAAGCTGGTACATCGCGCAAATTGCTTTGAGCAAGCATCTTTACGATAGAAGTCACTAATGGTTCTTATATTGGCCAGCCTGTCACCCTGTCGCCTCATCCTATCGAGTAGTGCATCAGCATCGCTAAACGTTCGGCCACTGAGAATGATATCTCGCCCGGTGACTGAGGCATCCTTCATCACCACATCCCAGGTCAGGTGAAGTCCTCTTGATGCTTCCATGGCAAGGTTGATCATAAACGCCATAGCGATAGCAGCGACAATCAGCGCTGCAGCCCCCATTATGGATAGAATAAATTCAATCATCACAGCTTCCTCCATCCTTTGCTGGTGACAAGATACTTGGTGCCGTCAGCCATTTTGACTACATCACCTGTCACCGGGTTGACTACAGGGTAAGGGTCTTCAATCACCGACACGCCATGCCACTCACCAAGCTCACCCTCATACAGAACATCGTCTGTCTGGCTGGTGAAGTGCAGCGTCATATCGACAAGTTCAGCAAGATTAATAGTGCAGTCCTGGTCGAGGTAACTACTTGTGCAGGTCATGGTCACTTCTTACCCTCCTCCTTCTTCTTGCCGGTCATCTCCCGCTTTATCTCCTCACCAATGGGCTTGGTCACATGCTCGTGGAAGAAGTCACGCACTCCATCAACGAACTTGCCAGCGGGTGAGCGCTGGTCGTGTCTGCGTGAGTTGTCGGGCATTTTCTTATCATCAGCCATGATACTACTCCTTCAGTGTATAGCCTTCTTCAAAGGCTCGTGGTGGTGAATAGGAAGCGTAGCCATCCTTGTAGACCACATAGTAGCCCCATGGATGCGGGTTGTGTTTGTCGTACCATTCCTTAGTGACAGTTATCACCGGCCCTACACCTTCAAGAGTCAGAGCGTAACCAGCTCCTACTCTCTGTATCTCGATGATTCGGGCTGCCTGCACTTCCTTGTGACAGACATAGATGGGTAACTTTGGGTATGTTTCTCTTACCATGCTCATGATCCGACTACCTCGCCATCATCCGCCCAGACAAACTCCGCTACTGGGAAGTGGCGGCCACAATGCACGCAGAATGTACCACCGTAGAACTTCGGGTCTCTGGCATACGTTTCAGCGATGGCACGAGACATGGTAGTCATTCCACCGCAACCTGACTCAAGCTGCTCCTTGGTCCAGAACGTACCGGTTACAGGCAGCATCTCATCCGGGTAACGCTCGAACAGCACGTACCCGAACCGGTCATACTGCTCATGCTCCTCCGGGGTGAGTTCACGAGTCGGGTACTTTGGACGGATACCCTTGTGGATGTAGTCCGTCCGCACAGGTCTCACAAAGCCTTTGGCTCGCTCCTCCTCACTCAGCACCACATAGGCTTTCTGTTGACCGTTTGTCTTTAACTCATCAAAGCCTTCAGTCACAGGCTCTCCGTTGGTCAACACTACATCAGGTTTCTCATCACTCATGATCATACTCCATCAGCATAAACTTCGGGTTCAAGCATATCGTCTTCGATTATAACAGGAGGCCTCGGGTCCATATCGTAAATGCGCGACACTGCATCCAGGATGTCATCATGCGTGCTGAATGGATATGTCAGGTACTCGATCAGGAACTCCCTATTCAGCGAATAGATTTGCCTCTTGTAATCGTATCGCCGGGTAGGTGACAACACCCTCCATGCCTGCCCTACCTGGATGAATCTCTTCTGTGTTGCTGTCTCTCCCTTGGTGACCATCGGCAGATAGAACTTGCCGTCATTGAAGTCACCAGTGAGTCGCTGTATGCGGTCGTACTTGGAGTGCTCACCATCGCGTGGCCAGTTCAGTTCAGTGATGGTGAATGCGTTCTGCTCTATCTCCATCTTCTCCTCGAAATACTCAAGGTCTGACTGCAGTCCATAGCGTTCATATCCAACATAGACTGACTGCACTCCAGGTTGCCTCATCCACTTGTTGCGCAGCTCCTTAATCTTCTGCCAGCGCTGGGGCAACTTCAGCTTATCTCGTAGCCCATCGACCAGTATCTTGTTAAAGGCTGCATCGACTGCTACCACTGCCATAACAGTATAGTCGCTCCCCACTTTCCTTGATGAAGCCGGGTCTACCAGGATGTAGATGTTGAGTGTTGCCGGTCTAACCTCCAGGAACCTTAGCTTGTTCTTATCGAACATGGCCTGATCCCCTGCCAGAGGGTTCTGCAGCATTTGGCAGGCTAATGTTGAGCCGGTCTGGTTCTTCTTCTTGTCCTCCCACGCCTCGACAGTGAGGAACACCGGGTTGCCTTCTGGTGTGCCATCGTCTGTGGCCGGGTAGATGCGAGGGATGAGGATGTCACGCTCAAGGATGGCACCGTATGTATCAGCGAAGTGGTAACGAGTACCGATGTGCCAACGACGACCGGGCATGCCGTTCTCTTGTCGTGCGCCCAGGTTGTCGGACAGCTCCCAGGCATCAGTGACTTTCCTGATTTGGTCAGGGGTGCTAACTGATTCCTTGGTCACTACGTCATCGTACACACGCAGCTGGTAGTGAGCTGAGGTAGGCATACCATCGACCATGCCATAGGCCTCGACAGTTGCCTCACGAGGGTTGGTGTCACGCTTCACTATCAACCCGGATTCAAGGGACCAGCGCTTAGCGTTACGTTTGGGTTCATACCAGAAGACATCAGGGAACAGGTCAACCAGCTCTTTGTTCTCCTCCAGCTCTATCTGTATCTGACCGAGAAACTTACGAGCGATGCCTTTGGTGTGCGAGAAGATGCAGATGGTGATCTCTTTGTTCTTGATGATCTCTTGAATGATGCCGGTGAAGGTGATGATGGTGGACTTGTAGTGCTCACGAGCCCATAGGTCGATGTGCTCATCAGGGTTGGCTTCTACCTCGCGGCAGCGCTCATAGAGCCATGGGTGTAGTGCGTCGAGGCGATGCAGGATGATAACCAGGAGATAGTACCTGTCCACACGGCACAGTGCTCTCTTCCCGGCATCACCGAATGACAGTGTAATCGTCTCCCAGATATCGACCACATCCTCATAGGCTGCAGTCTGCAATGACTCAACGATATCGAGAGGGATTGTGATGTCATTGACCTCTATTTTCTCCGCTGCTGACATACCAGTTGTTCCACCCATTTAGCCTGAAGCCCTGCACCAGCATTCGCTGAGATGGTGGCTTCATAACGTGTACCGACAGTGAGTGACAGAGTGTCGGCCAGGGTAGCTCGATACTTGCCGTTGCTGCCGGTGACATAGCTCATTGCTAATGGCCATGTCTCACCAGTCACTTCGACACCAGTTGTATCAGTCAAGGTCACTGCGACAGTGGCAGCGTTGATATAATCGCCACTCACCTCGTTCTTCAGCCCCTTCACCTCAATGATGGTGTCGTTCCCTTCGTAAATTACGTGTACCGCCATGGCTCACTCTCCATTCACCTTGTCTGTGATGCTGTTCGGCACCCTCATTCCAAGCCGTGTGTAGATCGCCTGGGCCAGTTCATAGTCTTGACGCTCCAGGTAACCAGGGTTCATGTCCTGGACCGCATCAAACCACTGCCTGATTAACTCAAGCTCTTCGTTGCTTATTACTACTGCCATGTCCTCACTCCATCGCAATGAACTTGTAACGCACCGGCCAATTGTCCCACAGCTCATACAGTGCGAACCACACACCGACCTGGGTCATGCCGTTTGTCTCTGGTGAGTGGATAGCGACACGGATGTACGGTGTGACCTCATCGACCATCCTGCGACTACCACCCATCGGACCTCCCTCGAAGCGTATCTCAATGTTCTTCTTCATGGTCCTTCCTCCCAGGTTATCCACTCCCAACTCATCGGTGTGGCAACCTCGACGCTGATAATAGTGTAATCCATAACCGGATTGACCCCCAATGCACCAACAACATAAGGAGTTGTCGATAGCCATCCCTCGATCACTGGGGTGGTGTGGGTCATGCCATCCATAGCCGGTATCAAGGCGATGCCCTCATTGAGCACCATACCTCTCGGCATAGTGGTGAAGTACACCTCGACCGGGAGCACTGCAGCACCAGCGATGTATGTGGACGTATCTGCAGTGAATGAGACCGTCACCCCGAGTAATGAGACTGCTCCCAGGTCCATCACCCCTACTGCTGCCATCTGTGACGTTATGCTCATACTCACTGCTGCGTTCACCAACTTGGATGGTGAGGCGGCAAGTGAGACCGTGGTGAGCATGGTGACTGGCGAGGTGAGCGTGAGTGAGCCAAGTGAGGTCATGGTGACTGTACTTGGTAGCACTGTAGCTGCATTCCTGACCAGTAGGCCATTGGCCAGCAGTGTTGCCGTGCTGCTTAGCGTTGCGCTTCCTTGCTGTATCCCTGCTGAGTATGCGTACAGGGAAGTCGTGACATTGAGTGTGGTTGCTGCATTGCGAATCACGCTACTGATGGCATTCAGCCCGGTGGTGACTGAGAGAGTAGCGGTTGAGTTGCTTGGTACGGTGGCTAATGCGTTCAGGGTTACTGTGCTGCCCAGGGATGCACTAGCCGGTATGTCCTTGGATGGCACTGCGATGAGTAATGCCTGCACATCCAAGAGCCCGGCAGCGTGTACCTGCTTGGTGGCAATGGCGGTGAGGAGCCCCGTGCTTTGGAACGTGGTCTGTCCGTGGTGGATGTACGTGGCATTGGCAGTGAGGTCAGCCAGGGTATCCATGAGTGTGCTGGCTGATACGATGCGCCTTGGTACTGCATTCATGGTGACAGTGCATGCCATGGTGCATTGTGCGCTCACTATACGTGTGGGTGTGGCAGTGAGTGTCGCCGCTACATCCAGGAGTGAGCTGCCGGTGAGTGTCGCACTGGCTATTGCATCGAGCGTGACCGTGGTGGTGAGTGCAGCTGCAGCATGGTGGATGACCGCCCCCAGGTTATAGATAGCGAAGTTATCCCCCTGTAGTGCCTCATTGGTGGCATAACTGGGCAGGAACCGTCTTGCGTACACTCCTCCTTTTCCTGTCTCAGAAAAGGTGGTGTCCGTTACCTGTGCCTTCTGCACTCCATCTGCATACAGGGTGAGCTGTGAACCAATGATGGTGAGTCGCACATTTGCGTTGGCGAACGTCTCTGTATAGCTGGTGAGTACAGTCATATCACCATTAACCAGCTTGGCTATGGTCCAGCGTCCCAGGTCTGCATCGTAGTATCCCAGGTAGCAGTTATCCTCATCCACGGCTCTTGATACCACACCGAAGTGATGAGGCTTGAGTGCGCCCACATCACCAGTGCTCAGGTCCATGGCTACATAGTAGTCAGCGCTCCCTGGTGTAGTGCTCGATAGCTGTACCGCAACACTCGTCGGATACATGGTGACCTGGGTTGCGAGAGTGGCTGCAGCTGTATGTGTCACCCCGGTGCCTGCGGTCGTCCCGGTGGCATTGAGTGCTACCAGGGTATCGAGCTGTGCCTGGGCTCCATGAATGAGTGATGCTGATGCTTGGAGCGATGCAGTGCTACTCAGTGTGGCTGTGCCCTGGTGTAGGTTGCTGGGTATAGCTGTGAGGCTGGCTGTGCTGCTTAATAGTCCTACTGCTCCCCGTACCATGGATGCGATGGCCTGGAGCGATGCCACGCTATCGAGTGATGCCTGTCCCGTGATGGTGCCAAGGATTGTGGCGTTTGGTATGAGTGAGACGACAGTATCGAGCTGTGACTGTCCGGTGAGCGTGAGTACACCGGCTGCATTGAGTGTCGCAGTGGATGCGAGAGTAGCCTGGGCTAATGCCACTCCCTGTACTGTGGCACTAGCAATAACACTGGCTGTGGATGGCAGGGCAGTGGATGCTGATATGACCTTGCTTGGTACTGCGGTGAGTGATGCTGTACTGCTTAGTTGTGCCTGTGCGAGCGCTTCATTTGTGGCCTGTGCGACGAGTGAGGCCTGTGTGAGTAGCGTACTTTGGCCGGTGAGCGTTAGGGAGCCCGTGGCTTGCAGGGTTGCCGTCGAGGCGAGAGTGGATGCTGCATGAATTACCTCTGATGGTGTAGCGATGAGTGAAGCGGTGACAGGCAGCGTGGCGGCTGCTGTACCGATGCCAAATGTGAATGGAGTGTCTATGCCTTGTGACGGTGTGACACCGATGGAGATGCCAGAGTGACCTGCATTGGTGAACACCACCTCGATTAACAGGTAGTCATCTGTGGCTGTGCTACCAATGGATGCTACAGTGATGTCGAAGCTCTCTACCTGAGCTGTACTTACTGCTCGTGAACCAGTCCATGAGCCCCAAGTGCTCTTCACTACTGTGCCGTCAGTGCGACATGCGTACACTCCGGTGATCGTGATATCACCAGTGCTGTCTGGTGTAGTGATATCAACATTGACCGTGACTGTGCCGCTCGGCCACGAGGTAAGGCCTAAACCGGCAACCTCTCCACAGTGGAAGATGACACCGGCACACTCTACAGACTTGCCAATGGTAACGGTTCCCTCTGTGCTGCCAGCGGTAGCACTGATGTCTGCTCGTTTGCGCAGGAATGGAGAGCATGCTCCATCTGCAGGCGTGTAGCAGATATAGGACGTATCCGTTACGTTGGTATCTGTTTGTGTGAATGTCGCTGCCATTGTCGTTTAAGGCCAGTTAGCGGCTGCCTCCATCTCTTTTCTAGCCAGCTCAAATGTCACCACATCAGTCCATTTGCCGCGTCTGATAATGGCTCCTGGGTAACGCTTTTCGATCTCCTTCTCAACATCCTTGTCGCGCCGGTCATAGTCGATGCCAACAATGACATCATTTGGTCCCGGTGCCATAAAGTAATAGTCACACCCAAGGAACTTAAAACCAACTGGGGTTTTGTTAGACTTCAACTCGCTCTCATAGGTGCGTAGAGCCAGCATGCCATCCTTGGGCACGTCCTCCCACTTATGCTGCAGGCTGTTGTACCGGGT